GTGATCGTCCCCAGAGTGCCCGAGCCGAGCTTCTGTGAATCAGCCGTCGAACTTGCCCCCATCGAGAACAGCGTCGAAAGAACCGAGTAGGTCCATTCAGTCATGGTTACCGTGATCTTGCCAGAGCCGGCCACAACCTTGCCAGTACCGGCCACGAAACCATAGGCCTCGGAGAAATCCGGGTAGAATTCCTCCGTGCTCATCTCGAAGGGGCAGTCGCCCGTCAGTGCGCCCAAGTTCGTCCCGTTGACCGTGCAGTACGCAGGGCCATAGACGATCCCGTCTTGGGTGGTCGCTGAAATTCCCGCCATTGTCCACCCCGCTTAGTTGCCATAGAGGTTCTTGTGAATGACGGCAGGCCAATCGTCCACCGCCTTGAAGTATGAACGCGTCATCAGGCCAGCGTACGGGTCCCAAATGCTCCCGAAGTCAATCAGCGTGATCCGCTGGTTGTAGCGCTGCCACAGATCATACATCGCAATGTTGGACAGCGCGCCCGCACTGAATCCAACCAATAACTTGTCATGAACCCCGTCGCCAATCGCGTCCGCAATACGGTCCGCGATGTCCGCGCAACGTTCGTGCGCGTCACACAGCGGAACCTCAATGAACTCTTCCAGCGTTACCACGCCGTCAAGCGCCGTCTGGACATGCGCAGGACCCACATAGATGATCGTGTAGTCCGCCATGGCCTCAATGAAATCATGTAGTTCGCCACGCGCGGACGCCCGCGCAATTATCTGCCCATCGCGCCACTGCACCCGCGGCGCGTACATCTCGATCGCCTTCTCGGCCGCCCCCTTCGCGCTCAGTCGAAACGCGGCAGGGCTGATGCCGTAAAGATACGGCTTACCCACCAGCGGCGGGAGCCATTCGTGCGGATGTCGCACGGTCTTGCGCAACGCTCGCACGAGCGCGGGCGTGTAGCGATAGCTGTCGATCAGACTCGCGCCGCTACCACCCGGCATACCGGCAATCGCCTGCATCTCCCCATCGCCGTAGTGCGAAAAGGCAAACGGCAAACCACGCTGCAACCAATACGCCAACGTCTCGATAGTGACTTCATCGTGAATGACGACGTTGCCCTGTTCGCCGTGAAATTCCTCTGTCCACAAATCCGTCACGCGTGCCCCCATTGTCGCATCAGCACCTTGGCGTCCTGCGTGTGCCATGGCTCCAGGAATGGCCGCACGGGATGCTTGACATAAACATGCTGCGCCCACATGGCCTTGTAGCCGAACTCTCGTGCTCGCCATTGATAATCAACGTCACTGCCATAGTGGATGTACCGTTCGTCGAGCAAACCCACTGCTTGACATAGTATAGCACGAATCAGCACACAAAAAAAGGCCAAATGATCTACTTGTGAAATGACAATGGCCTCATCGTTGCGTTTGCCGTAACATTGCGGATCCGTGCGACAACCACCGGAGGGTCCGACGAAGCCAATCGCATTATCTGACTCCATCACGGCAACCAGTTTTGCCAGCCAGTCGGTCGTGAGCGGTCTTGCGTCATCGTTCAGCAGGCACACGTAGGCCCCAGTCGCTTGACGCAGGCCAGAGTTGGCGGCCCGAGTAAAGCCAGAGTGGGCGGGATCTTCAGCGATGATCAGCCTTGCGTCCGGCACGCCACACATGGGATACGCCGTGGCCCATAGCACTTCAGCGCGTGCTGCGTTGGTGGTTGGAACGATGACGTCTACTGTCGCTGCGTTGTGTGTATCCTGTAGCACTTTTTGTCTTCCATGATCAATGTGTACATTACTAGTGTATATCGGAACGAGTATGGAAATAGTAGAAAAAGCGTACCATACTAGTTCCGCGATAATCTCATACTAGATCGTGTATTTCCCGTAGGGTGTCCGTCAAGCAAGCTATCCATAAGTATGCTATTGTCCTATCTGGACGGGAAGGTAAATCCTTGGCCGGGTGTCGTTGCATTCTTTTGCGCGGCGCGCCTTCCCGTTCCCTAATGCCTGTACCATGTGACTATCCTTCCCACGACAAAGGCCCAGATTGTCGGATACTGGGTATCACATAAGTTGTCACCCCGCTTCGCCCCCAGGCGGGTTACAGCCGAGGAAAACAAGGCCGACGATTCTGCTTGAGCGTATCGACTCCCCACAGGAGAATACGACTCTGCAAAATGTTGTTGTACGACAGCCAAGGGCGAAAACGTGAGCTATCTTCGCTACCCAGATTCATACCGATCGCAGTCGCCGCAAGGCGAGTAGGTGCGTGTGAAGTCCTCGCGAGAGGCACCCGGTAAAGCTGCATCCTGGGCGGGTTACCACACACGTTAGCGAAACAACCGACGCCGGCTCCATACGGTTGACTCGCGTGCCTATCCCCACGATAGGGGTAGGTGCGCTCACTGCCCTCAGCCTCACCACCGGTTGATTTTACGATGCGTTCCACTCTCCATAAACCACCCGATAGCGACACACGACGCGCGGCCAGGCCAACTCGGGCTCGGGCATGTTCGCGGGACCGCCGATCATCTCACCCCAGACGATAAGTTCCGTGTGTGATCCGACCGTCACTAGCTGGCGTTCCAAACGATGCAACGCGTCTGCCAGGTACGCGGACACGCCGCGCGCGCTGGTTTGCGTCGCGCCGTAACAATAGAAAACGAACACCTCATCGGCCATGGGAATGTCCCGGTTGCCCATGCCGCCGTCACCAGCAAAGCTGATGAAGTCTTTCGGCTCACTGATGCCAACCGGAATCCCCAATGGAGGTCCGTAGATCTTCTGCGTGGTCGCGTCGAGCGCTGCCATCAGTGCCGTGACCGATGTCAAGTAGGTGTATACAAGCTTGTCGCCGTCAATGCGTGTTGCGGTCATTTAGCCAAACTCCGGGAACAACGTAGCGGATGTGGGCACACTCAGGTTGACGCGCCCCTTGTACAAACTACCTGTTCCAGATAGGAACTTGCGGGCAGAACTACGCGCGATCGAATCTGTGTCAAAGCGTACTTCCTCGACAGCGGGCATGATCCATGGGTAGCGATAGTGCGTGCCCGACTTGGTTGTCCAGCCCATTTCCAAATATGCGCCGTATTCCATGTCAGTGAAGATAAGTGCCGTCTTGAGGAAGCCGCGCGGTTGCTGTTGCGTCTTGACGCTCTTAGCCAATTCGCCCGAATCAATATGCTTGGATTGTGGACGATGAGGATGGGGACCCGGACCAATACCGGGTGATACGGAATGCTTGGCAATGTCCGCCGCGGCCGCGGCCAGAACATCGGCAACATCCTGGGCAAAGCTATTGCCCATCCTGCGCACTTCGGCGGAGCGGTTATTCACCTCGACGCGGGCACTGACACGCATTGCCTTGCTTCCAGACACGTCTACCTCGCGCGTTCTAAGCAGTTCTGCGCAGCACTAGCTTGATATGCTGATGTTCGCCAGCCGCGTCAATGATCTGTGTGACGAAGAATGGACCGGCGTCAATTGAAACGCCGTCTTGATCAACCACGTTCGTGATGCGCACAATGTCCTCTGAGCTAAACGACTTCAGCACGGCTGGCGCATCGTCATACGGCATCCACAAGGCAAAATCACCCAACACCGCGCCAGTCTCTCGGATGGCAACCATGTTGCGCAGCATGTCCATGTGCTGCAAGCGACAAGGTACGCCAGTGGTTGTCGTGATGCCGGCGCCCGTCCACGTCTTGATTGTGTGCCCCATGTCTGTGGACGTGGATGCCTGCAACACGGTACATGTGTGGATCATCAGCGAGTCAAAGACGCCCATTTAGTCGCACCAGTAGACGATGCAGCCGCCCGCGTTGGTCGCGCCACCCTGAGCAACCACCAGGCGCAACGTGCCATCAATGACGGGCAGCGCTCGATCCCCGCCTGACGTGCCAGTAAGAGCTGTGCCCGCGGCGTCATGAACCAGGTCGCGCGGATAGTAAAATGCGTTGTCCGTGTTGGCGGCAGTCAGGGTCAGCAAGGTCTTGACGTTGCCAGGTGCTTGAGTTGACAAAACGGCGCCAACACCATCCGCAAGGTCATCCTTGAGCCACAACACAGCATAGAGAAAGCCGAACACCGCGCGGCTATCGTTGACGATAAGGTCTTGGCTGCTGTCGGTTATCCCGTAGAGCTTGGTACTGTGCAGCATTGTGCAACTCCTGATAAGGAGCGGGCAGACGGCGAGGAAGGAGAGAGGGAACTCTACCGTCTGCCCGGCATCCACTAGGTATTACGGCGTGCCATTCTAGTAGGCCGCCAGCACCGCGATATCGGCCGTTGATTGGTCAGTGATGTAGACAATGAAGTCAGAGCCGGTCTCGTAGTGCACAAGGTAGTCCGTCAGTTCAACCAGCGATGCGCCGGACTCAGTGTTGATGACTCCGAGCACGCCGTCCTGTTGAATCGCCACTCCCAGGGCCTCTTCATCGGCGCTGTCCCACACATAAGCAACGTCCAGATACATCGTGAACGCGCCCAGCGCGGTTTCACCCTGAGCCGACATGAGCACGGCCACGTCAGAGATTACGTCGCCAGTGCCAGCAGCGAGAGCCGAGATATCGACTTCCAGCCAGGTCCAGGCGTTGGTGGCTGTGAGCGCCGGGATGTCGAAGGTTTGCGCGCCGCCGTCATCCGTGAGGACCAGCGTAAGGTCACCGGCAGCCCAGGTCGCGGTCGAGTAGACCAGCAAGCCGACAGATTCCATATCCTCCCAGGATGCATTCGCGCCAAGGCCCGCGTCAATGAAGCCATCCGTGGCGGCTGCATCCACAGCAAACGCGGCCTCGTAAGATCCCGCGCCGTATTTGTAGATGGCCGTCTCAGCCGCTTCAGTTACGCTTGCGTCGACGGGGGCAAACTCGCCTTCCGGCGAATCGTCAAGCAAGGCAATCGTCTGCGAGCCGGGATTCGTACCCTGTCCGCCTCCGATCAACTTGATGCGCGGCAGGCCGATGAACTCTGTCTTCGCGCCTGCATTGCCGCCTGAACTATCCGCCGTTAGCGTCATGTCAACCGCTTGCGAGGTTAGCGCTACAGTGCCTGTCGCATCTTGCAAGGTGACAGTTCTATCTGCGGTAGGGTCAGTCGCGGCGATGGTCGTCTCGTAGTCATTCGCTGTCGCGCCTTCCCACACAAGGCCGTTGGATGCACCCGTGACAGCGTTTGCCGCGTCTACTCCATTCGTAGCTAGGCTTGACAACATAACTGTCCCGCTTGCATCAGGAATCGTAACCGTATTGTCTGCGGTTGGGTCAGTGACCGTCAATGTCGTCTCGAACGCGTCTGCTCCGCCCGTCGCACCTTCGAAGACCAGACCATTGGATGCGCCCCATACGCCGTTGGCCGCATCTGGACCATTGGTTGCCAGACTAGACAACATCACGGTTCCGCCTGCATCCGGTAGCACCACGGATCGGGCTGCAGTGGGATCGGTAGCAGTTACCGTCATTTCGTAGGCGTCCGCGGTGGCACCTTCCCAAATCAGCGAGTTTGTGCCGCCGGTAACGCTGTTTGTGATGGCCGTCCCGTTGGTCGCGAGGCTGGACATCATGATTGCGCCAGTCTCGTTCGGGATGGTGTACGTGCGATCCGCGGTCGGGTCTACCACTGCCAACGTGCCTTCATAGACGTCCGCGGTGTCGCCCTCGAATTCGATACTTGCTCCATACGGATTCAGTGCGATCGTGCCCGAGCTGTTGGGAACAGTGATGGTGCGATCCTCTGTTGGGTCAGTGATGGCGAACGTGGTTTCGTCGGCGTCTGCCGTGGCTCCCTCGAACGTCAGAGATCCCAGCGTCCAGGTATTGCCAGTCGCGCCGTCTACCGTAAAGCTCGGAGTGGACCCGTTGTCCGTGTAGATACTGACGTCCGATCCGTTCCACCCCGTGATGCCGTCCCCGTTGGTGTCAAGCACTCCCGCGCGCTCGATCGTGCCACGCGTGCCAACACTAGCCGCGCTGGCAGTGGACAGCGCACTGACCTCCGCCGACAGGGCCGCGATGGCAACGTTTTGCTGTTCAACGCGCGGTTGCACCACGCCAATGTCATACCCCAGCACAGCGCCGATGGCCAGCACCGCGATGAGGACGATGCGAAGAATGTCGATCAACTTCTCTTTGTCCATGTTGTACCTCTCTTAGAGTTTCGGTGAATGCCACTCAATGGTTTCGACAACCGTATCTGGGATTGGATAGCCATCCTGATACGTTACCGAGTAGTCACCGATCTTCTTGCTCTTCACCCCGCCGCTATCGCGCCAGCCGTGCCACATGCTGCCGAGAAGCGCAACTACCTCTTCGATGCCCAGCGCCGGGATGTAACGATAGATTGCGGCTGCATTGCTATGTGTTGCTGCGGTGGTACCGTTGTTGCCGCGCAGGACCGTTATCGTGTTGCCACTGATCCCGGAGATGAACATCTGCTCTGTGTCAACCAGCAAACTCCAGCCCACTTGTAGCAGCGCGCCAGAGCTTGCCGTGAATGTCGTCGCGGACGTGCTGGTGATGGCCGCGCCCAGCGTCGCGCCCGTGTCGTCGTAGTCCTCACTGTAACCCCAGCGCCCCAGAATCGAGATTGCCTTCTTGCGCGTGTCTGAGTAGTACCAGAAGCGCGACGTCTCGATCAACTCGATACGTTGCTTGGGGTAGCTGTTCAGCGGGTATAGCACGTAGTCGCTGGCGTCGATCACACCTTCATCATCGCTCATGGTCGTGATTGCCAGCAACCCGTTGCCGCCGCGCAGATACAACGCCTGTCGCGGCCACGTGGGCCAGTCGAAGTAGCGCGTTTCCGTGACCGGGATGAACGTCCATCCGGCCGTGGTGTCGACCCACGCGCTCGCGCGCTCGATGTAGCGGCTGAGCTTGGCATCATGTGTCGTTGTAGCAGCAGCGATGCCAAGCTCATTCTTGAGCGCGTCCAGGCTGATGTACCAACGCCGTGAGCGCGTCGCCATAGCTACTTGCTCCTAGCGCGCCGCTTGGGCTTTGCTTCAGCTTCGGACGCATCAACCTCCGCTTCGTCTGCGGGCGATGCGTCTTCAGTGACCGGTTCTACGACGAATTCCGCCACATGCCGCTGATTGACCAGGTAGTCCGCGATGTCCGCTTCCAGGTCGTATTCTACCCCGGCCTCAAGCGGATGTCGGCAAAACCACCCCTGGCGAAATTCAGTCATGACGATTCGTGTCATGGTCACTCCTTCCACTTGACTTTGCTATGTCGCCATGTTATACTTAGTGCAACACAAACTAGGGAGATGCCAACATGACGAAACAACTCAGTCACAAGAACAGGTACAGTCGCTCATCCTATCATCGCAGGAAGGAACAAGGTCTTTGCCCACGATGTGGGAGTGAACGTGAAGACACCAGTCTCAGTTATTGCCGATCTTGTCTTGATAAGCAGAATGCTGAGCGCGACAAGAATCGACAAAAACATCGTGAGTACATGCAACGCTGGTATTCTACCATCCAAGGACAGGAACTTCGCCTCAGTAAGCTCTCAAAACGTAGACTCGAACCTGTTGACGAAACCAGACCCGAGAGTTACGTTCAGTGTACTATCTGTGGTGAAAAGTTTCGCCAGATAACCAGCACTCACCTGAAACTCCACGGTCTCACGACTACTGAATACAAGGGCCACGGGCACCCCTTGATGTGCCAAGAGAAACTCGATCGCAACGCCGAAGTACTCAAGGCTCGCTCCGAACAACAGCAGGGAGAGAACCATCCAGCATGGAAGGGCGGACATAAGTCAAAGCTTTCAGGGTATCGCTATATTTATCGTAATGGGAAACCCATGTACGAACATCGAGCCATCATGGAAGACGTCCTACAGCGTCCACTGCAAAGCAATGAGCAGGTCCACCACATTGACGGCAACCGAGCCAACAACGATCCATCTAACCTGATGATTCTGAGCGCACCAGATCATACAAGGATCACCGCAAAACGCAGTTACGCGTCATGGCGGCGTCTAGGCGTGGTCGCCATTAGGTCCATGTTGTCACGTGGATGGTCTCTAGATGAAATCAGTAGTGAGTTCAACATCACCACAGAAACCATCCTGATACAGCTACGCAAGCATCCTGACACGCTGCAAGAACCACCGGTCAGCGCATCAGATAATGCTACACGGTAAGGTTGAATCCAAGACCTACGAAGCCAGCACCCCAGAAGCCAACGTCCAACCGGGCGCTCATCATGATGTACCAAGCGTCCGAGAACGGGACCTGGCCTACGAAGATGCGCGGTCGGCGTTTCCAGCCAACCTTGATGCCAGCGCGGTTCACAACCAGGAACTGGCCGTACACGTTGCTGCCAGCCGTGCCATTGACGTAGCCGCTGGAATCGGTGAGACCGTAGTCCTCGGACACGACGATCGGAATGCCCTTGATGCGCGCCAGTTCGCCCGTGAGGATCGTGGCCGCAGGCCCGTACTTGTCCACCGTCAAGACCTCGGACAGATCAGTGAACTTGTAGTAGCTCGCGGTATCGGTCAGCAGGAACAACTGGCTGGTGTTGAAGCCGTACTTCCCGGCAGTGCCCATCAGCTTGCGAACGCCGCTGATGTCGTCGACCGTCAGGCTGCCAACGTCAACCTTGTCCGTGGTCGTGGTGACCAGCGGTTCATGGCGTAGGCCGTCAATGACCAGGATGTCACGAGTCGTGCCGACGTTCTGGCCGTAGTAGCTGATGTTGGTCGTTTCGGACGCGCCAGCGGTTTCGTCGCCATGAATCAGGAGCTTGTCAATCAGGTGTGCGCCGTAGACGCCGAACTGATCGCGGTGTTGCTGGTTCGGGTCGACGATGCCGTCCTCAGCCTGCTCTTCGGACCAGTAGCTCATCATCCCGACCTTACCCGCGGTGAAGGTCACCTTGCCAGAACCGATCTTGCTGTCGGCGTAAGGTCCGGCGTCGATCACGAGCTGTGATTCGTCGGTTGCCTCAGCCACCTTGTAGCCGGTCGGGTCAGAACCTTCCTTGGGGTAGTCGTATGGTTGGCTCGGCATGTCGAATTGATCGAACAGCGGCAGTACATTGGTGTTGAGTCGGATTGTGCGCCAGAGGATGGCGTTCATCAGGGTTGGCACCCACTCATCACCATAGCTGGACTGCGTGGAGTACATCAGTTCGTCAGACTTCGCGCCGATTTCCAAAAGTTGCCGGATGCCCTCTTTCGAGACGTTGTCCGACATGGGCACTTCCAGAGACTTGCCGCCACTCTGGCGAATCTCTAGGACGTCCGACCGGTCATAGGTTGTCGGTGCGACGACGGTGGGATCGAACGCCGGAACTTCCATCATCTTCGGGCGTGCACCATCAGGCCACACGGCAACCGTGTCGGTAGAGCGCATGAACTTGGATCCACGCACCATCAGGGCGCGGTAGAACTGCTCGGAGGGTTTGGGTCCATGGCCGGCGCGGGCCTGCATGCTTTGCAGGTAGTAGCGCTGCGCCAGGTCGAGGTCACCCATGCGATCATACTTCGATCCCACGATGACCTGATGGATCTTCTTCATGTCGTCGGCGTAAGGGTTCTGATCCTTGTCGCTGAAGTCCACGAGCGGGAACGGGGCCTTCGGGGCCGCGTCCTTCGCTTTGGCCGCGTATTCCTTTTCCAGGTCCGCGCGTACTTGCTGCGCGATGGCATCGCGCTGGGCCTTCTCGGCCTCTGCTTTGCTGGCTGCTTCCTTGGCCTCAGCGTCCAGGCGCGTCTTGAACTGTGCATACAGTTCGTCAACGGTGGGTGCAGGAACGCTTTTCGGCTCTTCCTCCAGCACCTTTTCTTTGTCGCTCATTACTGTTCCTCCATCTGCTGTCGGCGTTTCCGCCGCGTCCACAATGTCCGTGCCGACGTCCAACGCTTTAGCAAGGGAGAACAAGGCCTGTTGGTGTGCTGGCACCGTCACGCCGCTAATCTCCCTGAGATCCCATCGTGTGATGTTGCGAACGCCGTTCGCATCCACAAATCCTTCTGCTAGGTCATCCACCGCCCGCACGCTGAAGGCGTTGAGGATGCCCTTCCTGATCATGTCGGCAGCCTTGCCGCCCCATTCCAGCGTTTTGTCCACCGCGACCCGCACGAACAAGCCCACTTCGTCAATCTTAGCCTCCAGGACCTTGCCGATGGGCTTGTGGATGTCGTGCATCAGTAGCACAATCGGGTTGCGCATGTAGGCGTCGAGACCCGCCTTGAACGCGGTCGGGAACATGCGATCCCCGGTGCGATCGGTCGCAACCGTTGATGCGTAACCCTCGATAATCAGCGTGTCCGGGTCATCTGGGTCACCGAACTGCTTTGCGATGCGAAGGTGGAATTCTTTGGGTTCCGCCGTGAGCATCTTCGGCATGTCCATGCCCTCGGACTCGTAGAGTTTCTTGAGTTTGGCGAGCGCATCGGCCTTGTCGGGTCCCTCGTAGACATTGCCTCGAAAACCAGAGTGAAGGGCGGCCCAGGCTGCACCAAGCAGCCGATGGTCTGGTTTGCCATCCGAGCCGCGCACGCGCAGATGCCAGGTTGACGGCTTCTCAGGATCTTCGACCACCAGGTAATGCGACGCTGGATGTTCGCCCGCGTCGCCTTCGCTCTTGGTGATAGCCTTTGGCTCGACGGATGCTGCAGGGTCCTCTAGGTGAATCGTCATATCCGCAGATGCAACATCCTCAACCGCGTCAGTAGACTCCGTGGTGTTCTGTGTCTTTTCGTCTTCGGGCATAGATCAGCTCCTCGCGAGGAAGGCACGCCGCGTATTTGCGTGCGTGTTTATGTAAACACAACAAGGCGCGTTCTGTCAAGTACTCCATTTCATAAACCTTAAATATCTGCGACTTTTCGAATTGGGTATTGACACGGAGTGCATTATATACTATAATGATGTTGTAGTTAGAGAACAAACGGACATCATGCAGGAGACCACAATGACAACCGCAACTAAGACGATCGAGCGAAAATCAGGATCAAAAATCGAACTCTCAATGACCCGAGAAGTCGTTGACGACATCGCTTACGCAGACGGATGGAACGTCAAGACTGGTCGCAGAATCGTAGAACTTACATCTATCACCCTTGTACTGCCGAATGGGCGCCGAGCATCGGGAAGCAGCATCAACAAAGTCAGTGATGCAAAACTAATCGCCAAGGGCGGATACGCCAGGGTGGGAGATGCATACGTGAGCCAGGATGCCTACGAAGTGATCGTTGCTGGGTTAGCGGAACTTGACGCAGAGTTGGGTAAGTCAAAAGAATACATTGCACTCAAAACGGCGGAGGCTAACCGGAAGACCCGTGCACTGGAAAACGAGCGGCGAATGGACGAGGAAAGAGCGGCACGTCGAAAGCATGTTGGCTGGTGTGATCGCTGCCAAGACTACACCTACGGCGATTGTGGTCACTAGCACCTATGCCACGCCGACGATTGGCTCCGGATCGAGCCGAAACTCCACAGGAGGTTCCCAATGTTCCAGGTCAATGACTACGCCATCGCTACCGGTCTTCGTGGCTTCACTTCTCCGAATCTCCGAGTGCGCATCACTAGGTTGCAGTATGACTATGCCTGGGTAGTCACCGCAGACATCCAGGACGCTGGAACGCCGTTGACGTTGGATCTTTCCCAACTTCAACCGTTCAAGGTTCAATTCGTTACCAGCCACAAGAGTGGCCTGGTGGCATTAGCCTAATCGCCCTTCCACCACTCGCAGGCGGGCCGGCGCCTAATCCGGCAAGGAGAGGACCATGAAACTTACAAAGCCCCAGATGCAAGCGCAATTCATGTCCGACCTACGCGACATACTCAACGAAGCGAAGGAAGGACATGCACCGATGTTCAAGGTTACACGCGGCGGAGGTGTCGTGATCGAGATTGACACCGTGAAACACGACGGAGACTATTCCATGACCGTCGAGTACATGACGGACTATCGCGGCAGGACCTTGCGCGTGCAGAATGGCGAACCGCTCTACCCGTTCCAGGACCTCGACTGGTGCGAAGAGGATATCCTACATGGAGATTGACGGCCTCTTCGCCAACCTGGCGCGGCGGCTATCGCTATCGGTTGACGACATGTTGCGCCAGATTGCTGCGCGGCCCGACCTCATGGACCACATCGCCGCCGTGCTGGAGAAGCCAGTCGTCATGGATGCCGCGCCGCTCAAGCTACTGCCAGTCAAACAAGTAAGCGACGATGCCGCGCTCATCATCAGCAGCGGCAAGATGATCGCGACCGCACTGTCGGCGCCCGAACAGGCCTTTATTGACGCCGTACGCGCGTTGGGCTATCGCTGGGACAACGGCCAATGGCAACGCACCATCAGACCGCGCGCCGAGCCGCTCATGGATCGCGCCGTCGAGCTTGGCGTTCACATCCTCGCGGCCGGCTTCCCGGTCATCGTGCGGTCACAAGAACTGTACGATCGCATTGCGGCCAGCGACTATGCGCCCGAGATTCGCACATGGGTTGAAGAGCGCACAACGGGCAAGTTCGCGGGCTGGTTCTGCATCTCATGGCCGCGCGACGACGAACGGTATTATCGTGCCGTGCGACTGATCAACGGTAGCAGGATTTACCCCGGCAGCGCGCTGATACCACGCGAACGCTTCGATGAAGTGCTTGACTTTGCCGACTCGCATGGCTTTTCGGTGAGCGACGGCGCGCGAGCGCTGGCAGAGAAGGCGCGTCACGAGCGCGCAGCGCTGCTGGTGGTAGAGCCGCAAGAACGCACACAGAAACGCAAACCCAAACCACAACAGGAACCCAACAATGCCGACATCCTGGACGAACTGGTTGACCACGACGACACTGTATGAGCACCAACGCACCGCCGTTGACAAGCTGCGCTCCATCCGCGTGGGCGCACTCTTTATGGAGATGGGCACGGGCAAGACACGCGCCGCAATCGAGCTAATGCACATTCGCCGCAATCGCATAGACCGCGTGCTGTGGTTCTGCCCGGTGTCGCTGAAGGAAACGATCCGTTACGAGCTGCGCAAGCATACCGACCTGCCCGCCGAGGCACTGTGCGTGTTCGACGATCGCACTTCCATGCGCAACGTGCCGCGCGACGCGCTGGTGTACGTCATTGGCGTAGAGTCTATCGGGCAGAGCAACCGCGTCACGTTGGCGGCAAACGACCTGATCACGGATCAGACGTTCGTCATCGTCGACGAATCCAGTTACATAAAGTCGCACTACGCCAAGCGCACGGAGCGCATCACGACGATGGCTGAGCGGGCAAAGTATCGCTTGCTGCTCACGGGCACGCCAATCAGCCAAGGCGTGGTTGACCTGTTCGCACAGATGCGCTTTTTGTCGCCGTCGATTCTAGGCTATCAGTCCTACTACTCCTTCGCCGCGAATCACCTGGAGTACAGTGAGAAGTACCCCGGCATGATCGTGCGTTCGTTGAAGACGGATCATCTGGCAACTAAGATTCAGCCTTATGTCTACCAGGTGACTAAAGACGAATGCCTGGACTTGCCGGCGAAGGTGTCCGATGTTCGCTATTACCTATTGACAGAGCAACAGCAGATAGCGTATAATCAGGCGAAGGATGAACTACTTCCGCTCGACCAAGAAGTCGGCATTTACGATCTGTTCAAGCTCTTCACCGCTCTACAAGAGATCGTTTCGGGATTCTGGAATCGACGGCGCAAGACGTTGGAATTCAAGCATGAGCGTCTGGATGTTCTAGCGCGTGCCATCAATAGCATTCCAGACGATCAACCAGTGATCATCTGGTGCAAGTTCCAATATAGCGTTAGGCAGATTTGCGCTATGCTGCGAGAGTTATACGGGGATGCTTCAGTGTCTGAGCTGCACGGTACCGTGTCTGGCAAGGACCGCGAGGCGGCAATAGAGCGCTGGCGACAGGGTAAGGCGCGTTTCCTGGTGGCAACTCAGGCAACAGGCGGACATGGACTGACGCTTACGGAAGCGCACTACGCCATCTTCTACGAGAATGGCTTCAAGTACGCCGAGCGCGCGCAGGCCGAGGATCGCATTCACCGCATTGGGCAAGAACACAAGTGCACCTATATCGATCTGGTGGCGGTGCACAGTATCGACGAACGCATCCAAAGTGCGCTGAGTAAGAAGGCTGACGTGGTGGCGGACTTCAGGGACAGGGTGCAGCAAGTGAAAGACGCCAAAGACAAAGAGGCGCTGAAGGCATTGGTGCTGGAGCTATGATCTATCTGGGATACAGCCAAGACGAAAGGCTACGCATCATCGGTGACTATCGGCGGGAACACGCGATTGCTCATACCGTCGTGATAACGCCTGCCATGTTTCCCTTGCCCGTGCCAGACTCAGACACGGTAGACTACGTTGACGTAATCATGTACGTGACGTTCTACAGGCTTCTGCAGGAGATCGACAAGTCTACCCTGATCGTGCTGAACGAATGTCTACGCACGCAGAACCGCTATGACCTGGCATACAACTGTATCCGCAACTACCTGAACCAAACCGAGCACGTCTTGATCTTCCAGACGCTGCCCCAGATTGATACCGAAGAGGACTTCATGATCCTTTTTGACTGGGACACGCGCAGCAGGTGGAAACGTGAACACTTCAACCCAGAACTGATCCACGACAATTCCAACGTGCACGTGCGCACGCGCGATTTTCACTTCGAGCGTATTGACGTGCCAACCCCAGACGCGACCAAGCGTCGCTATGAGGCGGAACGCGAGAAGCGCTTTGCCGAACTGGGGGCACGTGACCCGCACACGATCCCGCGCAACCTTTACCAACTGGGCGGCAAGGACAAGAAGCGCTGGATGGACGAAGAGCCCGCGCCAACGCTGTTTTGTCTTGGCGAACCCATAGAGCGGCACTACGTTGCGCGCAACCAGCGCCTCAGTAGCGCGTCGGTGTCAACCTACGACAAGGCGACCATTGACAACATACCCTATACCGTGATAGAATTCCCTCATCGGTTCATTGACTGGTGCGACTTCGTGACCGTCACCGGACAAACGGAGTTTGATGTGCTAGTCGCGGATCTGAAGGTCGACCAGTGGTACTTTGACCGTTACGTCGCATGGAAGGAGAGACTCAATGCGACCTATGCAAGTCTACGGCGGTAAAGACGTTCTCACTGCGGCACGTGAGCGCATCGCATTTATCTTTGATCACTTCGACAACATTAGTTGCAGTATATCGGGTGGCAAGGATTCAACCGTACTGGCGCACCTGGCGCTCACTGAGGCCAAGCGGCGCGGTCGGCGTGTCGGCATCTTCTTCCTGGACGAAGAGGTGGTCTACCAAGAGACGATCAACCAGGTCGAGTACGTCATGGAAGAGATGATGCCAGAGTGCGTCATCCCCCTATGGCTCCAGATCGAATTCAACCTTACGAACGCAACCAGCTTGACTGAAACCCAGTTTATCCCGTGGGAGTCCGGCAAGCATGACTTGTGGTTACGGCCCAAGAAGCCCTACTCGATCAAGTTCCCGATGTGGGACCGCAGCACGGAATACGTCGCGGATCGAAACAAGGGTTTCGGCTTCTATGACGTCTTCGTGAACTTCGAACGCTGCTACCACGACACCGCGTTCCTCGTTGGCTTGCGCGGTGTCGAGTCCCCTAATCGTTGGCGCACAGTGTCCAAGCACCCAGTTGACATCGGCGGTCAATCCATCTACTGGGCCACGCGCAAGGGCGAAAACGTGAGCATGTATCCGCTGTACGACTGGAACTTTCATGACGTGTGGCGTTACATTGGCGACAACAAGCTGCGCTACCACAAGATGTACGACTATCAATTCATGAAGGGCTATTCCATCACGGAGATGCGTATTTCGTCCCTGATTCACGAGAAGTCATTCAAAGCACTGGTGGATCTGCCCGAGTTCGAGCCGAAGACCTACAATCGTCTGATAAAGCGCGCTAAGGGCATCGTCCTGGCGCAAGAGACCGGCAAGAAAGCAAAGCTCTTCAAGGCGCGCAAGTTGCCGCATGGACACGCATCATGGCGCGCCTATCGGGACTTTCTGCTTGCCACCCACCCTGAGCCGGACAAGCGCGACATCATGGCGCGGCGCTTCGCTCGCCACTTGGATAACGAGTACGTGGCTCGGCAACAAGTACGCCAGTTGATCCTCAATGACTACGAAAACAACTTGCCGGTTGACAGCCGGCCAGACCCGCGGGACGAATGGGTCGCATACTATCGCGAGGTGCTGTGACCGTGATCAATACCGTAGAAGACTGGAACGCCTATCGAGCCACGGCTGAGCCCGTCGTCGTGCGGGGCAAGGGCAAGCGAGAGATTCAGATACCGTGCGCCAATACGATCATGGTCAGACGCGACCTTGTCGCCGCCAACACCTACAACCCGAACCATGTGTCTGACGACAAAATGGAGTTGCTCTATCAGAGCATCGTTGACAATGGCTTCGCGTTTCCGATCGTGGTCATCTGGGATGACGATCAACAACTATTCGTCGTCATTGACGGATTCCACCGCTACATGATCAGCGGCCCCAAGTGGCTTGACATGTCGCACGTGCCGCTGGCCGTGTTGACACACGATGCCAAGCAGCGCATGACAGCAACATGGCAATTCAACAAGGCGCGCGGCTCGCATGAGGTGGACCTCGATGCGGACTTGATTCGCGCCCTGATCCAACAAGGCATGGGCGAAGATGAGATCGCGCAACATCTCGGGATCGACCTGGACACCGTGCATCGTTACAAACAGGTCTCCGGGATTGCTGAACTATTCCAACACGCGGACTATTCGATGGCCTGGGAAGTGGTGGAGGTGGACGAATGACCAAATGGACTTATGGAGACGCATGGGAGCATTTCCCGATTGAACCAGGCGAGACGTGGGTAATCGGCGGTGATAGTAGGGTGGCAGTCCATGACCTCTTTCTACCCCTGCCAGGCTTCATGCTGCGCGCAGACCTACTTTTTGTTGATCCGCCCTGGAACCGTGGCAACCTGAACAGCTTCTACACGAAGGCGGAAAAGGGGTATCACATTGACCACTTCTCAGAGTTCGAGACAGCCCTGTTCCAGCGCGTTGCAGACGTAAATCCACTCGTGTGCTACCTGGAGGTAGGCAATCAGGCGAATGACCGTTGGGTGGAGATGATGCACGGTCAATTCCCATACGTGCAACACTGGAACGTAGTTTACTACCGCAAGCACCCCTGCAACATCATACGCGGGTCACACATTGGCGCGCTGGACTTCGACTACACTGGAATGGATGAAGCAAGGGTCATCAAGAAGATAGCGGAGATTGAACGGAGCAACTGCATTGGTGACTTCTGCATGGGACGCGGCCTGGTTGGTCTTGCGGCCTATGCTGCCGGCAAGCCATTCGTCGGCACAGAACTGAACAAGCGAAGACTGGCCGTGCTGTTGCAGAAGCTTGCGGCCAAAGGCGCCGACGTGTACTCCCTGAGCAAACCTTAAATATCTGCGCCAACAGCCGATTCCCTATTGACTTTTTGCCCGACACGTGATAGTATATAGTCAATCAAGCGAACATCACGGAGGGCAAAATGAAGGGTAGCGAAAAGCAAATCAAGTGGGCGGAAGACATCAAGGCAGAAAAGGCGGAGCTGTTCGAGATACTACGCCAGCATGTGCGCAACGAGATTGGAACCAAGGCACTCGACTACATCCAGGACAACGAATACGCGACCTTCTGGATTGACCACCGCAATCACACGCCCATGATCATGCTGAAGTCCCTGCTGACCGGCCGCTTTGAGGTCAAGGGTGCGTCGTTTGATCGCAAGGCCCAGATCGACCCCGATACCGGCGTCATCACTGAGACGTGGACGGAAATGGTCCGAGATGGTGACCGCGGCGACGTCAAGTACGTGAAGCACAGCGTGACGCTGTAGTGGAAGCGGCAACTGGCCGCAAAGAAGGGAGGGTGAAATTCCCTATTGACAACGCTATCACATTATGGTATGATGTGTGTGCACTGGTGAGGCGTCAATGCCGGTGTTCCTCCTGGTGAAGCTGCTCCACTCGCGACGGTCAGGTAATGCCGCGGTGGCTTCCCGTCGTGGAAGCACTAGGCGATGGGGTGGCTCATGGGTGGCAGTCAAAGGCCCTTAGGTTGCGACTGCCACCCACCCAGACGGTGACGGCCGAAAGGGGGTGCATGGGAAGTGTGTGACGGTACTGGGTAAAAACGATCCTAGGAGGGCAACCGTGAAAAAGGCGAGGCCTCCCCCGCGTGGCTGTGACCACAGTTGAAATTTGATTGGGTTTAGATATAGACAGCCAAGGCCCAAGTCTTCAGTAGCCTGGGCCTTCCTCAAACCGACAGGAGAGAACATCATGCAAGCACTTCGCATCACCAATGATTCCGCACGTCAACTCAAGATTGGCGCGTCATTGTCGCCAGACACGGTGGCACTTGATGATCAGTACGCCGAAGAGCAGGACGCTATCATTGCCTGCGGCTTTGGCGAGATCGTCGAGGTGGAAGAATGCTAACCGGACAGCGCGGCAATTACAAGATTCACGTGAAGTATGAGAAGGATGGCATATATCATGCCGTGTTGACAGACGCGCGGACTAGTGGGGTGTTTTCTCTTCCGATGGATTGCAAGGGGGCAATAGATGCGATCAGCGTTGCCATGCACGTGATTGACACGTATCTTACTCCGTGCAGTGTCATCATCGAGGCCAGACCAGAACCACCCGTTGACGATGACCTTGCCGCGCAAGTCAACAAGGTCCTGGATGGCACGGGAGGCAGCGATGGGTAAGCGCGTGGAGATGGCAATCAATATCGTTGGGCTTCTTATTGCGTGGGGGTTCATCGTCCTCTTTTTGTCGCTCATGCTTGAACCAAAGCCGCCCGACCCATACATAACAACCACGTCCATGCCAGAGTTTGAGATGGACCGTACGATCGTGATCCCCCCAGCTATGATGACGTTTGAGTTGGACACCACAACAGAGAATGACCCGGTTCCAGCAGACATTGTGCTTCAGCTGCCCGACGAGTGGTATCAGGGAGGATGTTTTGATTACCGCATCAGCGGAGTTGAGTGCGTGTGCGAAGAGTCCAAATGAAAGGAGCGCGATCATGTGGGCCTACGGATTGGAGCATCACGAGAAGCGGGCGCGGCGCGTCGACAAATGGGCCAATCCACGCAGCCATGGGTTCGATCGTGCGCGCAAGGCACGCGCGCGACGCGAGGCGCGCGAAGAGATCGTGCAGCAGCTACTCGACGAATTGGCATGGAGCCACGGGTTCGGGTATTCGATCTTCATCGGCTATTTTCGCGACGATATCTAGTTTCACCAGACGGTGAAACCATCGGAGGGAGTGAACATGCTACTACTGTGTAAGTACGCAGGACAGTCCAAGGTCATTAGCTCGGCGGCGCTCAAACCAACAACGATCGCGGCACGCTGGGCGGCAAGGAATGCGTTCGGCGCGGTGTACCCGGTGGATGTTATTGTCGTCTTCAGCCACGATACGCACGTGTTCCGCGTGACCGAGAAGGACACGGTGCACAAGGTCATTGTGGGAAAGAAGGGGGCACAGAAATGAGTCTAGATATCGCCCTCTATGACAAGGCCGATGGCGAGGAAATCATCGCCATGAACTGGTTGCGCAATCCCTTCGGCTTGTGTCAGTGGGCCGAAGACAACGCAGGCGACGGAGAGCAGTCGCTATGGTATGTCTGCAATGCGTGGGCATACGACAAGGGCAAGGACGTTGACCGCGTCGGATTCAAGCGCGTAGTTGACGCGTACTGGGAGCGAATCCAGAAATTGGAGCGCGGTTATTACTGGTTTGACTTGCCAGCCTATCGCGACATCGTAGAACGCAACTGCGGTTGGATTCCTTACGAATTGGGCGGCTCGCGGCTGGGTGCGTCTCCCGCTGAGAGTCACTATGTTGACGAACGGTACAACAAAAAGCGCGACAAGCTCGGCATTCCGATGGAGTACTTCACAGCGGGAGTATTTCACCTAGCCGGGCAGAATACGCTTGAGCACTACAAGGACTGGTTCGCAGAGTTGGTGAAGTTCGCCGAACTGCTGCAGGACACGGCATTGGAGTTCTACTGTTCAAACTAGGGGGGGGGGTGGAAGAAATGATCGGTATCACAGTGCAAACGACTCAAAGCGCGGCTATCAGTGTGCGGGATGGGTTCCAGGGCCACTTCGAACTGCGCCAATTCGGCGGCGAGCAACTGGTGACATGTGCCAATCAGGATGCGCCGGCCCTCATTGCCGCGATCGCCCAGCAGGCTGGCGTCACGATCGAACAGATCGCGGAGGCCATGGGCGTGCCAGGGCACACAGGATTGCCATGGATCCTCGTCAGTGAGAGGCTGCCAGAGGCTGAAGGCAACTACGACGTCACGCTGCGAGATGGGACACTAAGCACATGGCGGTTCATGCAAGGCAGCACGGGTTGTGACGGCGAAGACTATTGGCGTTACTGGGTCACAGCATGGGCTCCATCTCGTATTGCGCACAAGGCGGAGCAATGATTGATAACGACTACGAAGAGGGCGACAAGGTCACGTGGAGCGATGAGGGCGGCAGGCAGCACACGGGAACGGTTGAAAGAGTGTGGTACGTAACCGAGTATTGGATTGTACCAGACGACCCAAAAGATGAGCCGCGTATCATGCGTTCGTCCGATCTAAGCCTGACATGATGTGGTGGCGTGAACACGGCCGCAACGATTACATGGGTTCCTGCTATGGCACACAAGGGGGAGTGATGAACTGCTCACGACGCAAAGGCACGGGCGAGGTTGATAACCTCCAATTTGGATGGAGAGCGCTGGGGGATGCTTGTAAGGAAGCCAGGATGAATCCATTTATGGGCATATACGAGGTGAGTCTTTTTACGGGTATTTCCATCCCGGAACTGTATCGCATGGAATGCGGGTTGGACGATCCCGCCCCGCTAGCAAAGTTCTGGGGGATCCAATGAGCATCACCTTCGCCGAGTGGAACGCGTTTATCGACACCACCAACAAGATATCCCACTCCACGTCGCACAACATCATCTGGCACGGCGTAAGCGCGTTCACCGATCGCGAGAAGCAAACGGTGTCGTTTGGCTACGGACACGGGCAGGAGTGGATCATCTTTCAGCAACGCCACAATTGCGTCCTGCGCCTCGCCAAGTCAACCAACCAAGATGAGGACTTCTGTCTTGGCGACATTAGCACGCATCGCGGCGTTGAAGCCACTGTGCCGACGTACTTCGTCAAGGAACTGCTGAACGCCGCTATCGCGTTCGTCGGCGTGCCTGAGGACTGGGAGCGCCGCGGGTTGATCCGCGCGAGTTGGTACGCGCCCATACCTGTCATGGCAGAGGCCGCGAAGGACGATGACGACGGCGGGGACATCCCGTTTTAGGTCAATCAACTGATTGGTCGATCTACCGAAGGGAGAATAAGAATGCCATACGATCCGCGCTTCTGTTGGGTGCTGTCCCACAAGTCGTACCACACAGGGTCCGGTACAGGATCGCTGTTCGCCGTTACAATGACATTGGCGCAGGCCAAGCAACTAGCGGTTGCATTCCTGGAAAAACGCGCGCATGATGACGGCGAAAATTTTCGCCGCGCAAGTCACTGGAAGCACGACGTTGGTAAGTGGGAGGTCTGGCAAGCTGAGAGCGATGTAACGGAAGACATCGTCATGATAGAGCGTGTGCCGTTCGGCGCGTCATATCGGTTCGATGGTGGCTATTTACCGGACGATGCCAAATAGCGCAGAAACCCTATTGACAAGCGGCGCGAAGTATGCTATGATCTTGCATATACGGACAATCATACAATCTACAGGAGAGAGACATGACACCTTGGGCACAAATCATCTTCCTCGCACTGATCTGTATTGACTTCGGACTGGTTGCAATGCAACATGGCAAGCCACGAGAACCATACAACTTCTGGACGTGGATCTTCGCCACCGCGATTTAGTTCGCCATCCTCTGGTGGGGCGGCTTCTGGGCTCCACTGTTTGGGCGATAGGAGAGAACACCATGGGCTACTACTACCTGGCCAATGTCAACGACCTGATCGGGAAGGTGCACCGCGTTCGTATGCTTAGCTATGATGTTGAAAATGCGGCGGAAAACGTCGCCGACAATCTCGCTAGGTGCACTAGCGTCGAAGAGATGCACCGCTGGCTCGCATCTGGCGTAGTGCGCGATGAATGGAATCGACTGGTAGACCATGCCAAGTCACTGTCCGTCATGCTGGGTTGCATCATTGACTACGACGGTGAATTGCAGGTGCTAAACCAGGAGGCTAAGGATGAATGACGTTACCATCTATCCGGAGGTGGCTTGTGCCGCCAAGTGGTGGGCTGATCAGTTGCGGGGAGATCCGATGCATGATGCTGGCGATGCTATGATGAACGCGATGGCAGCGTGGGCATCTGGTCGTATCTCGCGTCTATCTGAAGCTGACATACTGAGATTCGAGCAAGAGTTGGAGACAGTCTTGCAGGCATATGTGATCAAGAAGGGGTGGCATCCCGATCGCCCCGGCTGGGGGAACAGAGACGTAGGAACAGACTATCATCCTGATGGGACACTTGATCAGGCGGCGCAGGCTGCGGGCCTGGGTGATCTCAGTCTGCAACTACCATACAAAACCATGATGTGGGTGAATCCGGGATCGGTTACGGTGAGTAGGGGGTATCGGGCGCCAGTTGTAGAGATTTTCCATGAGTGATCCAACCAACGTCGACGCTGTTCTTGTTACCTTGCTCATCCTGAGCATCATCGTCTTTGTCCTCGACTACTTCCCGAACTTCAGCAAGTCGCGCGAGGGATTCTTGGCGCAGCCATGGTACGTGCGCCACATGACGGGCATCGTGAGCGCGGGACTCGTGATCGTGCTGTCGGCCGCGATTCTCTACAGGATGGTGGCGGGATGAGCCTGATTGACGATCTGAGTGAGTACCTGCGCGACATAGCCGCTCTCGCCTGGGTATCTGGGCATGACGACTACGAGGATAGAATCGACGAGGCGGCCGATTCGTTGATTGAGTTGCAGCGCGAAAACGTTCAGCTGCGTGCCAAGGTCCGGGAGTTGGCGAAGATGTGCGACGACGTCGAGTGTGCGTCTGGAGATCCAGGCGGAGAGGACACGGGCTGGTGTCCATTCTGTGGATACTGGCCGCCAACCGATGGGCATGCACCAGACTGCCGCCTCATCACCGCCGACATCGCGGGCCTGCTGGGGAAGGAGCAATCATGAAACTGTCTGATCATCTACGCAATCACGCTATGGCAAGTACGCTTGCGGCACGTAGCGGCAAGCCTGTGGACTTGCAAGAGCACGCGCGGCTATTCGGCGAAGCGGCCTGGAGACTTGATTACATGGAGGGTCGACTACGCAACGTTGGTATTGTGTTGAGCGATGCAGAGTATAAGAAGGCGTGGATTTCGAGCACGGACAAACTGCTGGGGGAAGACCCATCATGAAAGCATGGTATGTCTACCGGGCTTTTGATGAGGGCGGGGAACAAGAAGCAGACATTGTGCACGCCGAAAATCGCACCTCTGCCAAGAGGCGAGCATACAGCCTGCCGTTTTTTGACGTCGACAACTGGGTCACGGACATCGGCGCCCGGCGAGTGCCAGAGCTGGACGACAAACCAATCACCGATCTAGCATACCTGGCGCACGGCTTCGGCGTCGAGTGCGAAAAGTGTTCGGTCTACGTGTACGGACTGGAGGATTGCGTAATTGCATTCGGCAAGATCTACTGCGTCGAATGCGGCGAAAGCATTCTCAAAGATGAATATGTCGAGGCATTGTATGCTAAGGAGGATCCATCATGAGCAAGCGCCCAAACTGGCCGAAGTGCCCGAAGTGTGAAACGCCGTGTGTCGCTATTGTTGAAATTTGCGAAGTCACCAGATCGTGGTACGCAACTGACGCGTGTGATGACCCGAGCGTGATCGGCCCTGATCCTACAGGTATATGGATATTTTGCGACAAGTGCAGAGACGACTTTGAGCTTGAAGGGATATTCGAGGCCGATCCAAAATGGTGGGAGGAAGTCGAATGAGCAAGCGCAAGTGGCACGACATCACGCGGGCGACGGGGGACCCCAAGGACTTGCCGACACGACGGAGTCAATACCTTGTGGCGTTCAAGGGCAGAAAGCATTGTCGCGGATGGTGGTTCAATCCAGATGATAAGATTTCAGTCTTTATGTTCCGCGACAGCGTCATCGCCTGGCGCGAGATGCCGAAAGCGTACCGCCCGAAGCCGCGCAAGCAGAAGGGGTAGGTGTTCGAGCACGAGTGCGAAGTGGATGACGGACCGGACGGTCAGGGTCTTAAGGTGGTTGAAGTAACGGTCGAAGGTTATGGAGCCGTCCTTTCGATGGGTGAATACGGGTGGCGTGATGATTTGCGCGCAATGTGGGGCGAAGGCGCAAGTCAGTATATCGCGCTAACCAAGCGCGGCACTCCGCTTCACGCGCGCGTCACGGTGGAGATCAGCGATGACAGCAAGGTGAGGGGGCAAGATGCCTGAAATCATGACGCGCCGTTGTCGGGTCACGGAATGCGGAGATGTCGAGGTGTATCTTGATGATAGCAGCGGGAGCGGACTGATTTCCACAATGGCACATGAGGCATTTCGAGACCTGTTCGGACTACGGGGGCGTTTCTACGCCGAACCAGGTGATGAATTTGACCTGGATATGTGGACAAATGCGTACAACGTCAGCCGAGAGGTAAACCATGGGTGAGCACTACGAGAAGGCAACCTTTCACCGCGACACAGCTACCGGTAGAACGTGGGTAGAGCATTGGCCTAAGCTGTGTCTGATGTCGCCCGAGTTCATTTTGGATGGCTCAGGCATTGAGGTTGATGGTGACTTGGTCAACGGCGCAATTGTCACGGTTCGAACAACAGACGAGGTACAGCACTATCGACTCAAGCGCGATCCCGAATGGCGCGCGTGGATTGCCGAACTGATCGACGACGCGCCAGAATTCCCTATTGACAAGAACGCCGTTACGTGATAGGATAGGACATCACACACAAGGAGAGTAACAATGCAACCATACGATTTCACGGAGGGCGCACGCGTATCATGCGGCGACGGCAAGACGGAGATCCTGTTCTACGAGATCCCCGAGTACGACAACGAGGGTGTCAACGATGGCGAGCCGTTCCTGGTGTGCATCGATATCGCCGACCAAGACAGCTTGCCACACGCGACACTGTATGTGCGCGTGGAAGATTGGCCCGCGTTCGTCCAGAAGGTCAACGCGTTCGAGGCCACACGGCTGGCGCGCGTCGCGAAGTGGCAGGTGGCGAACAGCGCGTGAGCTACGGTCGCGCACGGGGGATTGATGACGATGGCCGGTGAATATCTTGTTGTCGTAGACAACCTAGTGGCACACATGGATCCCGCCAAGGCTCGCGAGCTGCTGGCGATGAATGACGATGATTTTGGCGCAGCGCTAGCGCAGATGTGCTCCGCGATGTCCATCGCGCCAGCGGAAGGGGATGGCGAATGATGACTGATGAAGAACTGATGACCGACGAAGAACTGGCGCAGATTGAGGCGCGCGAGAAGCGCGCGTCTCTGTGGTCACCTCAAGACATCTTGCTGAAGGGAAACACGGTCCAGTCATATGCGATAGCGGGAGTATGTAGCGGCATGAGCCCCAATAAGCTAGGTAACGTTACGTTCATTGCCCATGCCCGCGAGGATGTGCCGGCGTTGGTCGCGGAGGTTCGCCGCCTGCGCGCCGAGCTTGCCGAGCACCGGCAGCGAGAGAGGATGGGGTGCGGCCATGGATGATTCCACCTGCACATGGGAAACGCTGGTCGCGACGAGGAAGGAAGTCGAGGCGCTTGGCCCGTTCCCGCTGCGTCTGTGGTTCATCGGCATACCCTACGGGACGCAGGCGTGTATTGAAACACTCCTGCGAGACGCGGGGGGCGAGTTGGCCGATGCGCCAAGAGGCCTTGACAAACTCTTCTCATTCGCGCTTGAAGTGGCGGCGTTCAATCCCCTGTCGGACAAGTGTCCACTCGGCGACTACGCGCCATGGTTTGCGCGACGCGCCCTTCCAGGCGTATGGATTGAGATGTCAAACGGCGAACATCAGCGCTTGGACCTGGACGAAGGCGTGCTCAGAGACACGCTACGGGCGGCGCTGGTGGAATCGATGAAGGAGAAGTGGAATGCGTAAGATCAACGTTGGTGACCGTGTAGTCCTTGACAGCCACCACGGCGGACGAACCTGGGCAACAAGGTGTGGCGTCGTTATGGGTATTGCAGACGGTAGAGCTACGGTGCGATGGGGTGGCGAAACAGAGAGTCACGATCATCCCTTGTCCATCCTTGTCGCGGTGACAGATCGAGTCCCCGAGCGCATTGGAGAATCGCCAATCAACAAGTTCGCGATTAATGGGCTGAAGACCATCAGTGAACGCATCCTCTCCATGTGGCAGCAGACGCTACCCGTCTCTTCGCCACCGCAGGCGCAACCCGAGATCATGGAGTGCCTTGAGGCGATATGGCGGGACAGGGACACGTGGAAGCGCGCTTGTCTTGAAGAGCGCGAGGTTGTTGCCGAGCTTGGTGCAGGTGATAATGCGCTGTCGTGGATCAAGGCATTGCGCCGGCAGAATGCCGCGCTGGTTGCAGAGAACAGCCGCCTAGAAAAGGAGTTGCACGACACACTCGCCGCGGTCAATTCGGCGCATCACCGCATTGACGCCTTCTTGGTGAACGAGCGCAAGCTCATGGATCGCGTCGTCAAACTGTCCGACGACCTTGAGACGTTGCGAAGCATGAACAAGGTAGCGAACGAATGGATGTCTCATCGCAATCGAGAAGCAATGGACATTGTGCGAGAGTTGGCAAAGTGGACATGGCTACAGCCGGGCATGGCACGTCTGATAGGGCGGGCGCGCACACTGATTGAGAAGGAGAGGATGGCGAAATGAGCGACTGTGCAATATGTGGTACCGATTTGAGCAAAGACCTGTTCGCCAGCGTAACAGATGATTCTGTATGCTGTATATGCAAAGTGAAATACATTGGCGGCTTGTCATCGCGCGACAGGATTCCCGTGGTGCGTGCCAGCTTGGGTCTCAAGGATGGCGAATACTTGGCGCAAGACAATGCGCAAGAAGCAGCGAGAATTCTCGGACGCCGGGGACGGTGATGATGTGTAAAGGAGAGCATGATGAGCGACTTCGGGCCAGGTGATCGCGTGGTGTACGCCGGAAAGCTAGTTCCAGAATGGAAAGGGATGGTTGGAACGGTCTCGGAAATGTGGGATGGTGGCGATGGATGCTTGGTCATATTTGACGACTACGGGGTCGGACGCTGGGGTATAGCATGCAAAAACCTTAGGCATCACACGGGGCACACGTTCCACGTCGGCGATCGCGTAAAGTACATTGGCGACAAGGTGAAATGGAAGGGACACACTGGCACGATAACGGTACTGCGCGGCAATGATAACGACGGACCGTATGTCGAGATAAAGTGGGATGACCCGCCGTACGGCTGCGACGCAACCGCCGCGCCCTACGAGAAGAACCTCATGCGCATCGACGAACCGCGCCCCTTCAAGGTCGGTGATCGTGTGCGGTACCGTGGCACGTTCTCGTATGAATTGGAAGGGAGAATTGGAACGGTTGTAACCAGATGGGAAAATGGTGACGGTGCCAGAATTATATTCGATGGCGATACTAGAGAACATTCCGTGGCATCCATAAGCATCGAGCACTACAAGGACCCTGGTCCGGCGTTCCATGTAGGCGATCGTGTCACGTGTGTTGGGACCTATCGCGCCAAGGATAGCAAGAACGGAACGATCAAGCGGCTATGGGAGTCTGGCACGGGCGCAGATGTTCAGTTTGATGGCGACAAGTACACGATAGGGGCACGGTTCTGCGACCTTGCCCACTACAAGGACCCCGTGGCGAAGTTAGCGGTTGGTGATCGCGTGCGGTACGTGGGGCACGTGAAAGAGTGGTCGGGGTTTGTCGGCACGGTGAAGGGGTTCGACGCCTGGCATATTCACGTTTGGGTGAAGTGGGACGATGCGTCCTTCGGCCTCAACTCAATCATGAATGAGTACCTTGTGCCAGATAACAGCGAGCAGCCCGCCGCGCATCCACCATTCAAGCAGGGCGATCGCGTCAAGATCATGGATCCTGGTAGTCCATTCAATTTTCAACTTGGCACGGTGAGGTTCTTCAGCGACACGAAGGTATACGTCAGGCCAGACACAGCCAACATGGCCTATGGATTCCATGACTGCCACCTGATGCATCTTCCCGCGCACGTGAGCAACCACCGGTGCACGATGGACTCCAGCGCGCAATACGTCGATAGGCGCGAGTTGCCAACTGAACACACTGTGACCGTTACCGTCAAGCCGTCGCCGTGGTTGCGCAAGGCTATTGACAACCTGGCGAAGAAGATGGACGCTGAGGTCAAGAAGGGGCTTGCCGGGCAGGTGGCAGACGCAGAGGCGGAGATGTGCGAGCTACGGAAGCGGGTTGAAGAGACACTTGCAGAGAACAACCGCCTGAATGCAGACTGCGACAAACGGCGCGGCGAGAACAAATACCTGAACCAGGAATGCAACCGCTGGCACGATCGGTTTTACGAAGCGCTTGACGAGCGCGACGCGCTGCGCGCCGAGAACGCGAAGCTGAAGGACGAAGCCAAGACAGACGAAGAGCGTATTGTCTATCTAACCAAGGCCCGCTCAGAGTTAGCTGATTCGTGGAGCAAAACTTGTAGGCGACTAGATCGTGCCATGCGCGTCGTAGAAGCCGTTGCGGACCTTCCGTCCGATGGCGGATTCGTGGTCTGGACAGACGCGGAGCGTGTCATCGAATCAGCGCGTGAAGTCATTGCGGCCAACGGGGATGTGTGCTAGAATAGCCACAGCCTCGTGTACCATGTGTACAAGGAGATCAGACGGCGCCGCGGAGATCGCGGCGTCGTCTGTTTCGGAGATTGACGGGCCGTGGTATGATTGGGTTGGCTCCCCCAGTTGCTTCGGTGGCTGGGCGCGACGGCTCTCCACGTGGGAGCCGTCTGCTTTTGTGGAAGTGAGATTTATAGGGCGTCTAAAGAGTGCACTCAGGCGCTCTTTGCGTTCTGCATCTCGCCAATCAACACAGTTTTCGATTCCAGGCCACACCGACAGTTAGTCATGCATTGTGAGTTTTCCCCTGGAATTGGGAGTACCCCGTGTGGCTGCCATCCTTGCCCTGCGTAGTCCAAACATGATGGGCAATGCTCCGCCGTGCCAAGCACCCTTCGTTCGATGATAGTATATCCCGGCTTGGGTATTGGATAGTTGCCGCGATACGTATGCCAGTACTCGCGCCGCGCATTGCCCATGTACATGCCGGCGCGATTCAGCGCCTGTGCCTCACTGATCTTGCCAGAAATGATGTCCTGCGCAAAGCCGTTGATCCGGCGATAGTCCGCCTGCAGGATGCCACCCATCCGCCCATAGTCCGCTTGTGTCAGGCGATCCCACCCGCCCGCGCCGAGCGCCCCAAACTGCAGGTGAGCCTGGAGCAACTCTGCCCGGAAGCGCGCCGTAAATACAGATGGCGAGATCTGCCCACTCATGAACGCCTGCGTCAAGCGCCCTACTTCCATCTCGCGCTGTAGGACTTCGCCGTCAAGTAGGCTCAGAATGCTAGAACGCGCCACGAAGCGGCCCGTCTTGTTGGAGATGTAGCGCGCGGCAGACTTGTTGTAGCGGTATCCTGGCAGTACTTCGTCAAGCGGCATTGGCGGTCCTCATCTGTTCATCATCGCGCGCATCCAACAGGCGCTTGGCCCAGTTCGGGACCGTCTCGCGCGCATACCAGTCCGTGCGTGCATCCTGGACGGTCACTTGTGTGATCTGCGCGTCCTCTGGCGCGGCCTCAGGGCCAGGCAGCCACGTCGCCGGATCTTCACCTTGCGGCAAGTTGCGCAAAACCCATTGCACGGCGGCTTCAGCCTCAGCCAATGATGTACCAATCTCCAGCAATGCAGCAAGTTGCGCTTCGGCCCACTTCTGATGCAGTGGCGGCATTAGTAGCCCCCTCCCAGCGTGCGCGCGGCGGCCATAAAGATCGCGTCCATTTCCTCGCGCGAGTCTGCCCCTACCAGATTCCATAACCGCTTGGGTGGTTCTTGCTGTGCATCGGACTGCGCGCCGTTAGCGTTTACGCTTGCATTGCTAGCGCGAGCATCCCGGTTCGCTACAGTGCCCGCCGCGGCCCCAAATAGTTCTTGTGGTGCAACAATTGGGGCGTTTGGATCGTTATTGGTACTAGATGACGTCGCGCCGCTTTTACCCACTTCTGCGAGCAATTTGTCGCCACCATCCTCCAGTGGATCGAGTTTGGCAAACTTGCGCATCTCGTTAACGGTGATGACCTTCTCCATCACGGCGATAGGCACATTGCCCCACGGCGCGTCGTCATAGCCAATCGCAGAACGCACCTCGTTGGGGGTGACGACCGATGAACGCAGATTCATTTCGCGTTCGGCGACTTCCTGCGCTGCGTCGCGTGGCACAACGTCAAGACACCGCAACTCCGCGTTGTCTGGATACAAACTCATCAGTTCAGCGTTCAGGCGCTCGATGATGCGCGTCAGCATGGGTAGCAGCGTGTACTTGGCAAACAGGTATTCGCCAGTCTGGGCATTGGCGCGATTGACGTCTTCAGCCATCAGCAAGGCGGGATGCACACGCTGGGTCAAAAACGAATCCTGCCGATTCATCTTGCGGCCCTCGATGTACTCCGCGTCGCGCAAGTTCATGCCGAGATCTTTGAACTTGAAGCCGTCCCACAGAAAGGCGAGCTGTCCGGCCTTGTCTGGGTTGCCCGTGTAGGTGTCTTGCCAGTACTGCTCCATCATCTCCTTCTGGTCAGGCTTGAAGGTCTCCTTGTCGCTCTCGACAACCCCGGAAATGCGCGCCGAGTTCTTGAATGTTGCCAAGTTGTGCCGTTGTGCGGCGACATCGGCAGACAGCGCATAGGATGCCGGTTCTATTGGGGAGAGGCCGGCGAAGTCATTGAGAGGATGGAATGTGCGCAGATGGATGACGTCCTCGGTCAGGATGGGAAATTCCTTGCCGCCAACCTCGTAGTTGTAATAGACGACGCCATCCGCGTTGCTGCCAACTGGCGTGATGCGGTCCGGGCGCAAGGGCAAGAGCATCATGGGCGGGCGCTTGGGGGACGATCTGCCACCCATGTACAAATACGCATTGCCGGCCAGTCGCAATGACGACACGATGCTTTCGATGACCGTGAACTTGTCCAGCGATAACCACTCCATGTTGGGCGCGGGCTTGCGCAGCAGTTCCAGCACGGGGTGTTCGTAGAGCCGCTCGGCGTCCTCTTCCTTGCCCGCGAACACGGCGATATCGGTCATGGCGGCGGCTTCAGCCAGCAGCGATACGGCCGCATACATGGATGGGGCACGGCGATAATACTCCGCCTGGCGCGCGTACGTGAAGGGCTCGGGCACACCATCGCCATAGGCGGCCATGCCCCCCATCTGCGACCACCAGGGTACGAGTTGCCCCGTCCTGGTCTTGCCGACAATCTCCGCCTTGGGCTCCAGGCCAAAAAGCGCCAATGCCCGATCGACCGTAGACATGAAGTTAGCTGCCATCGTTCGCCTCTACTTTCGTCGCGTAGCGGCTCATGATCGCGCCCGCAATCAAGGCGACGATCAACCATGCCACCAGCGCAAACACGCACCACCAATCCAGGTAGATCACGCGCAGGAGCATCAGCCACACCAGCGCGAAGATGCTAGTCCAACTCAGGGTCGCTACCAGCTTTGTTATCCGCATCCTTCTTGCCGTACCTTTCCTTCAGCCAGTCCAGCATGGACTTGCCGGTGTTCCTGGACGCGATCACGGCCAACGCGAACGCGTCTGCTCGATCGTCATGCTGTCCCGGTGGCGCAAGCAACGTTGACCCGTCAATACTAGCCAACTCTTCATAGGTGGCGCTGTTGTGCACCAGACAGGCCTGATCCTTGAACGCGTCTGCGCATGCGTCATACAGCAACGCCTTACCCTTCGAATTGTTCAGCCAGCCGCGCTTTCCGTCGTAGCCGTTTTCTAGTACGACCTCGGGTGCATTGTCGTGCAACCACAGCAACACCGCGTGACCGTGGTTGTTCCGCTCCACGAGCACGTTTGCCCGGTTGTACCACTTTGACAACGCGTTGAGTGTGGCCCCAAACTGCGATGGTTGCAGGTGCTCGGCCAGGCTTGCTACCTGCTCGCCAGTGTCGGCATCAATTACCTCCAGCGCCGAATTGTCGCTGGTTGGATTGCCTTCTGCCGGATCCCCGCCGATACCGTAACTTCTGCCTGGCATAGGCGGCCTGAATACTCGCAATCCCGGCAATGACGGCACGTCAAATAGTGCGCCATCGTTCACCCCGACCTGAACCAGCGGGCGCAACTCTTCGTAGCACTGCATCAGCCATTCGGGCGGGATCCGCTTGTCCAGCGTCTTGGCGGCCAAGGCCTCTTCTGGCGTGTCTGGGTACTCCTGCCACAGTTCGTCTTTCGCGCCCGTCCGAGCTAAGACATCGCGCTTCTGCGCCTCGTACCATTCCTGTGTGCGCTCGGGTCGCGCCCGCCAAGACAGAAATACCGGCTTGTAGTCGTTTTCGCCCCTGCGCGCCGCTTCGTAAATGCGCTTGAATGCCGACAAGGGCGTCTTCTTGTTGACCGTACTGAGCAGCGCCAGCTGTCCGCCCGCGTCCACCGTGGGCTTGACGTCCGTCAGCAACCCGTTCAGATCCTCAATGATGTCGGCTTCGTCAATAATCGCCAATGACGCTGTATACGATCGCCCGCCCGTGGTCGGAAAGGCCAGGGCGCGCGATCCATTGTTGAGCCGTAGCTCATGCGTTGACCGGCTACGCGTGCCCGTGCGCATCCAATCCGGCAACCGGTCATACATGCCAGTCAGCCGGAAGTAGAGCAACTCCACCGCCTCATCGTCACGGCGCGAAAACAAGAGCACGGTCGCGGCCGGATGAAACACCATGAGCCACAGTGCATACGCCAGCATCAGCCACGACAAGCCCAACTGCCGCGCCTTGAGAATGACAATCAGCTTGCTTAGCCTAACATCCTCCAACACGCGCTCTTGCGCCGGCCACAAGTCGAACGGCAGCCAATCTTCTTTCTTGTGCGCATCGTAGATCTTGACATAATCGCGCACGAAGTGAACTAGATCATTCTTGCAGCGTTCCCAGTCCGCCTGATGTTCGCCGTGTTCCTCTTCGATGAGCATCTCACCGAGGATCAACGGCAACGAGTCTTGTAAGCCCTTCGCTGATTGCAATGAGAGCATCGCGGTCCTTCACGTGTTCCTTGACCAGGCCGGCAATGGCGGCTATCAGCACCATGGCCTTTTCCGCCGATATCATCTGCTGCATTTCGACAAGCCGCTTGCGCTCTGACTCCACCAACTGTTTACGCATAATAAGCGTGGACCGTATGTCTATCCAGGCGGCATTGTCTTCGAAGCCATTCTTGATCAACGCGCCGATGGCGTTCAGCGCCTTGGCCTGCGCGGCGTGGTCACCGTCCTGTCTCGCCGCAACCATCTCGTACCACGTGACCTGTAGGCTTTTCCAGATGGCGCCGGATTCGCCGGTGTCCACCCGTAGCAACAAGTCGGCAAGCCGGGCATCCACAACGGCAATCTGGTCGCGCAGCTCCAGCAAGTTGTTATCGGCCAGCGCATCGTTGTAGCGCTCCATCAGCCGAGCCGGTAGGTACTTCGAGTACTTGCCGGTTTTGAACGACGGGGACGCCACACCAGACAGTGACTTTCCGCCGTGCACGTAACACACATTCTTGCCAACCATCGCGTGACGGGTACATTGTTTCCCCGTGCTCTTGGCTTTTGCGGTGCACTGCATTATGAGGTCTCGACTCTACTATGGGGTGCATCCCCCCTATAAACCAACCCAAAATTCACTCTTGACATTCACCCTCACCTATGCTATTATGTTTCTAGCAATTACATTCTCGGAGGTGAAACTTGGATGATGCACTCACGAACACGATAGGCACAGAAGAAGCCGCGGCTTTCCTTGGCCTGTCGCAAGCTGGCGTGCGGTACCACCTGTACCGCGTCAAGGACCTGCGCCCCGACTTCAGGGACGGGAACAAGATTCTCTTCCTGAAGGATACGCTTGTCGAGTTCAACAAACGCAAGCGCAAACCAGGGCGTCCGGGCCTAGAACCAGACTGACCGCTTGACATAAGGGAATCAGTGCTTAGTTGCACTGGAACCCCATAGCGTCTTGCGGATGACGTCTGGAATGCTAACGGGTTTGCGGATTACTCGCATGCTCCGGCTTGCGTTTGCCTCAATGGCGGCCTTTTCCTCGTGGTATACCTGTAGGCCGCGACCCAGCACCATGAGCACCAGGACAACGATGGGTAACCATGGGGCAGCCGGGAAGAGTTGGGGCAGTTGGTCCACCAGCAGCGCGATAACCGCAATCCAGACGGCGTTAGGGATTTCGGGTAGTTTGATGCGCATGTGTCAAGTACCTCCATGCGCAGTATAGCACATGGTGTTGAAAAACACACTATGTCAATTTCACGTCAGGTAGATTCACAAGGAGAGAGAGATGGCAGTAAAGACACATGGTTATCGGCTGCACGTGGAGTTCATTACTCCCGTGCTTGGGACTCAGTCAACGCGTGAAGTAGCGACCGAGTTTATCGCCAAGAAGTCCGGCTTCGAGATCCCCCAGGATGAACAGGAAACACTCCCCGAAGCGCTGGAACGCGGAACCACCGTCTTTCACCGCAAAGACGACAAGCCGGTCTACTACGATTATCACATCCTCGGATTCCTGCGTGAAGCCGGATCTGTCCTCAATGGCAAGGTGACCGGTGGCGTCAAGAATCTCCGCAGTAAGGTTGAGAATAACGTCTTTGCGTTCCCCCGGCAGATTGAGCTACACGTGCCCGATGGAGCGGACTACGAGCCTTACAACGAGCGTGCGCTTCGAGCCAAGACGGCGCGGGGACCGCGCGTTACCCTCGTGCGATCCGAGCAGTTGCCAGAAGGCACGTGGTTTGACGCCATGCTGGAAGTGATCGACGGCGAGATCACAGAGAACGTCCTGCGCGACTTGTTCGACTTCGGTTATTTGCGCGGCTTCGGTCAGTGGCGCACGGGTTGCTGGGGCCGGTTCGTGTACACGTTGACCAGCGACGAAGAGAAGCCAAAGGCCAAGGCAAAGAAGGTCGCGACGGATGATTCCGTCACGACTATCTCGGGGATCCCCGTCATGCTGATGGAGGCACAACATGGATGATGGTTCAGAATATGAATACGTTGATACGGTTCGAGTGCACTTTTATGTGATTGATGACGAAGCGCGAGCATTGCGTAAGCTTGCCTATCTTGAATTGCGCACACCGCGCGACCAGGTGCGTTTCATGTTACGCCAGGAGCTTACGCGGCGCGGTTTGTTGCCGGTTGCGAAGGCCGCCGCGGATGACTCGACTACGACCAGCGCGGGCGTGCCCGTCATGGTGATGGAGATGAGCGATGCCGAAGTATGACATTGGCAGCAAGGTGGCTTACAGGCACGAAGATGGCCGGCGCGTCGTCGGGCACGTGGTTGACTACTCGCCACATAGCGATCACTACACGATTCGCTTGCCAGAAGAACTGGTAACCGTCGACTCCGAGAACATCACTGCTGTGCCGAAGTACAACGTCGGCGACAAACTCAAGTACCGCAGTTCCGTAGGGTTCATAATTCCATGCACCGTGATTGCTGTCCACGAGCATGGTAAATTCGGACGCAAGTATGAGGTTCGGTTGGAAGGAAACCGGTGGCAGAATATCCCCATGCATCTTTGCGAAGAAGACATCGTAGACACACCAAGTGAAAACCCAGTGCCGCCTGTGGGCTCACGCGTCTTCTATCATGACTTCTCACATGCCGAGAGCGCGTGGAGCGGCAGGCTTGGTACTGTTGTTGGTCTTGCGGTGGGTGGTGTTCATGTGCAATTTGACGGCGAGAAAGACACGTGGAACTTGGAAACGGCCAAGGTGCACCTGGTTGACGACGCTTATGGATTGTTTGCGAACAACGACGCCCTCAAGTTAGCCAACAAGGAGATCGTTGTCCTCCGCGACGCGCTAAACTCCGCGAACACTGAAGCAAACACGCTGCGCCGTTGTGTCGACAGAATTCATAGGCTTACCCATGAAGCACTGGGCCTAGATGATGACTAGGCATTGGCAGAGATCCGTCTTGCGACGCGCTGGCATAGCATGGCACGGTAACGCAACGGCGCCGCGTGGCGTCGCTCGGCAGTGGTAAAGTCAGGCGTAGCACAGTATCAGCATAGTACGGTCATGTGGAGCGGCGGCAAAGCGAAGTAAAGTCCCGCGGCGGCATGGTCTAGTCCAGTCGAGTCCCGCGCGGCAATGGCTTAGCGCAGCAGGGCGTTGGCACAGCGACGTGTCGCAGCGCGATGGCGTGGCCTAGTGCAGTCGTGCAGTGGCACAGCTTGGCGAAGTCTCGTTTGGCACAGCAATGGCGAGGTATTGCGCGATTCGGCAAAGGCGAAGCGGTGTCCTGCACGGCAACAGTCTAGCGTGGAACAGTCAGGTATTGCCGGGTGTTGCGAGGCGTTGGCGAGGCGAGGCTTTGTGAGGCGTTGGTCCTGCATAGTTGGGTGATGCATTGGCAGGGTTCGGTCAGGCACTGCGCTGCGCTGGTAGTGCTCGGCAGTGTTAGGCATTGGCAAAGCGTTGTAGGCCGCTGTCCTGTCTCGTTCTGCATGGCGATGGTCAGGTGAGGCGCTCTAACGTGCCGCGGGGGCACGGCGCTGTTTTGCGGCCCTATGTTCTGCAATGGCGAAGTTCAGCCTTGTGCCGCGAAGGCATAGCCTGGCACAGTTCAGCATGGTAACGGTCTTGTTTGGCACACTGATGTCTAGCAACGGCCAAGCACAGCAAGGTCCGGCAATGGCATAGCCCAGTATGGCAGTGCGACGGCAAAGTTCTGCTTGCGCCGCAATGGCGAGGCATTGCCAAGCACAGTTTTGTCCGGCAATGGCAAAGCGTGGTTACGTTTGGTAATGGCATGGTGCAGCAAAGTAACGCATCGGTAAGGCCAAGTGACGTTTGGCGATGGTGTGGCATAGCTGCCTGCGGCAAAGTAACAGTGAGGTAAAGCTGAGTCATGCAGTGCAACGGTAAGTCCTCAAAACGATTGGCAAGGCCCGAAGGGGGAAACAATGGCAAAACGGTGGTTCCACTGGAAGAAGTTAGGGCGATACGTCGAGATCGACACAACCCGCACGTGCAAGAACTGCGGCGCGGTGCATCCATACCTCGGAGGCGAATCGTACACGCTTCGTCAGTCTCTGGGCGCAAAGATCATCTGCCCAGTCTGCGACCACGAGTACGAGATGCGCACAAGCCAAGAGATTGTTCTGGGCCTTATCGAGCACATCGGGCACGTTGAGGCGGAGCGCGACTACTGGAAGAACTTGTGGTACAACGGCGGATACAAGAACCGGCCAGCACCGCGAGATAGGCCATGGGACATCAAGGCCGTTGACGGCTCGCCAACCATCGTCTCAGGGCCGGCACTGTGTCCAAAGTGCGGCAAGCAGCAGGTTGAACTACACGCCGGTGTGCTGTATCCTGGCAATGACCTTCCGCACATGGAGATTCGTTGTCCAGACTGCGGCCCGCTTCAGGCCAACCCCTACGAGCCGTCCGAGGATCCAATCAACAAGGATGCTCCACCGGTGAAGCCGTGGGCACCGCCGCAGGAGCAACTATGAGGTACTGTTCGGCCTGTCGAATTCGAGAGGGAACGATTCACGCATTCCTGATCATGGACATCGTCGCGCCCACTTCAACGAAGCATAAGGACGTGAGCTTCTGGCTATGTCCACAATGCGAGAAGCTCACACAGAAGACGTTCACGCGCAACGCCGACCAGAAGGAACGCGTTGCGCGCTTGCTTGCCGCAGAAGAACCGCGGTTCGCGAAAGGCAACAATGGTCAAGCAACTTGACATGGTCTTCCCAGAGGATCCCCCGCCGTCATCGTGGGCCCTGATGCGCGGCAACCATCCCCTGATGGAGCGCGGGTCCATGTGGCACTGCGCGTTGTATCACTTCGATGAGCACTGGAAACCGCGCTGGACGCAGGTGATGCAGTTCACGTTGGCTGAGGCGCGCGACTTCTTCGGCGACACGGTCCTGCTGGAACTTGAGAAGGCAGGGCCGAATGACTTCTTGTACTTCGAGCCGGGGGATGCGAAGCCGCTGTCGATCGGGAACTATCCTGGTGAAATGAAGATGCCGCGATTATGAAATGGAACACTTGACAAGCTAGACAATACGTGATAGGATGTGAGTAATGGAAAAAGAACAGTTGACCGTATCGGAGGCGGCACGATTGCTGGGAGTCAGTCCGGCAACGGTACGCAGGATGTTGGACAGTGGAGTCATCCAAGGATGGCGCATTCCTCTTGGAACGCGTCATCGGCGAATTCCGCGCGCCGAGATAGAGCGCGTCATGCAAGGCACGGGGCCAGAGGGGGATACGTCATGACCAAGCGATGCAAGCATACCCGCAACAATACGACACTCTTCAAGTTACGCGAGATCGGTACATATGCAATCCTGGGATTCCCGAATCAACACGAAAACCCTAGACCCCTATGGGACCGCAGCCAATGGAGCGTTACGGTCAGGTGCGGTGACTGTAACGGGAGATTTCACTTCACGTCAAACCGTTATCCCTTGTGGGTTGGCCGCATCGTGGCGAAGATGGCGCCTGAGTTGTTCGAGCCGAAAGAGCGAGACGATGCAGGGGATGTCGCGACGTGAGAATTGAAACCATGAAATGGGGCACTTGACAAAACGTTACGGAGTGTGATATCATGGACGTCATGAGATGGTACTACACCATGGGTGAGGCGGCGCAATTCTTTGGCGTTTCAAGGCAGAGCATATGGCGCTGGTGCTACGACGGCAAACTCAAGACAGTACAGTTGCCGTCTGGCAGGCGCGTGATTCTACGCGATGAAGTAGATCGCGTCATGAACGCTGGATCACAAGAGGGGGAACTGGATGGAGAAGAAGCGAAGGCACTTTCCGACATTTGATGGACTGGATGTCAGTTTGTCTGACGACGGTGAATACATCGAACTTTCACAGATGGATCCGTCTGGCGACCCGGATCACATGATTTTGATACCGCTACAGTTAGCCAAAACGGTCAGCATATGGCTCAGGGAAATTGAGAAGGAGTCCGGGTTTGACCAACAGAATAGGGAGAATGTGACATGACCGAAGAAATAGGCGTTCTTGCCGCGCGAGAAGAGACGCGGGTAGAAACCGGTAATCTAGAAGACAAGGAATGGAAGATCAGACCCAAGTGGGGAGCGACGATCTACATTGCAGAGTCATTGGATGACATCTTGATCACACAGGCTCGCGAGTCTGAAGACGGGTTAGTGTCGATAGCGCTAGATGACATCGACACTGTCTGTCAGTTTTTACAAGAGGCAAAGCGGGGAGCAATCAAGCTGCGCACCGACAAGGAATAAGGCATGGCAGACTTTCGCAGTGTCCAAACCAGGATGTGGCGCGAAGACGAATGGTTCATGGATTTACCCACAGATGCGCGTCTGTTCTGGATCTATCTCTTCACGAATCCGAGCGCAAGCATCTGCGGCATGTACCGACTACCGCCCCGCACCATGTCATTCGAGAGTGGCCTATCACATGAGCGCGTGTTGGAGTTGTTGGACCAGTTTACACGGGCGGGCAAGATCGCGTATGAGGATGGAGTGATTTGGGTAGTCCGTATGCGCGACAATCAACTGGGCGACAAACTCAGTAAGACACAGCGTATAGGCATCATCAAAGACATGGCCAAGATTCCCCCGTCTCCGTTGAAGGATCACTATCTAGACCACTATGGATACCCTATTGGTAGCCCATGCATGGCACCAGGTGAAGACGACGAAGGCCTAGATAGCCTATGCATAGGTCGCGCTACGTTACGTTACGATACTGTTACAGATACGTTACGTCACGTGACGTCATCGGAGCCTATGCAACTTTGCAGTAGAACAGATGATGAAAACGACGATATCACAAATGACCATGATCGTTCCCTTGAAAACTCCGAAGGTGTCTCTCCCAAAAAAGAACCAGTGAAACGCAACGTAACGCCCATGAAACGCCATGAAACGGTAAAAACCGATCGTAAGAAGTCGATTGACGCGGCCTCTGGGCTCTTCAACACGCGCGTGCACATGATCACAGGGGGATTACCGCGCGACGAGCTTGAAGAGTTAGCCGGCACTCTGTTCGACATGGAGGTTCCAGGGTGGTTTGAGATGGCGATAGACGCGGCCGAAGCCGCGGGAGCACGCAACTGGGCCTACGTGCGCGCGTGTATCAAGAACGCCATTCGGGAAAAGCGCCCGCCAAGCGCGAAAGGCAAGGGGAATGGAGCCAATTTCAGAGGTGGTAACCGCCGCAATCCAAAACGCAACGACCCGACCCCGGAGGATATCGAAGAGTGGAACAACGCCCCAATCATCGAAGAGTGAACCGTGCGCTACCTGCCACGGCATCAAGTGGGTCTTACCCAGAGTCGACGCGGAACACTTCTTGTTCGACATGCCGCAACCGTGCCCACAGTGCAACACCGGGCAAATGCACGTCTATCTATGCGCATTGCTCGGGATTCCTGCGGCGTTACAAGCAGCGGTCGCGGAACCTCCACGCAGGACCAAGGGCGGCGCGCAAGCAACGGCGCTGGTAAGGCGATTTGGAACAACCAATCAGGGCGTCTTGACCGTCAGTGGCCCCAATGGTGTGGGCAAGTCCAGGATCGCGGCGTCGATCGTGATGCAGGCCTATCGCGCCGAACGTAGCACCTACTACGTGCGGTTGCCAGTCCTGCTGAATGGCATCAGGGCAGGGTTTAGGGACGCGGATGCTAAGGCACGCTGGGACAAAATCATGGGCGTCCAGGTTCTAGCGCTTGACGAACTGACGCCTGGCGACAATGATTGGGAGCGGCGCGAGGTGCAACGGATCATCACGGAGCGCTATGAGTTGTCCATGGTGGATTGCGGCACGGTGTTTTGTACGGAGTGCGACATGACAGAGTTTTCGGGTCACGCGTACAGCAGGCTCACGGATAAACGCTGTGCGGTTGTGCAATTGGAAGGACCAGATTTGCGGAAGATCAGGGAGTGAAAGGGGGGAATAGGATGCGCATCAGTCTAAGGTGGTGGAATGCACGTAAGGACACAGAAGAGCGGGTCGCGGCACTGCAAGAGCAAAATAGGATTCTACAGGAACGGATTGATCGCCTTTTTGATCAGGAGCAAAAGTATCGCAGGCTGGCGCGTGCACTTGCTAGCATCATGATGCATGGTGAGATACGCGAAGAAGATGGACTTGTCAACGAGACCGTTGAGGTCCTTACTGGAGCGTCGCGTGGCACAACAACAAAAGCCGACTGAACGCCCTATCCCAGCCAACCCGGAGGCGGAGGAAGCCGTACTTGGTTCCGCCTTGCTTGACCCAGACGCGATCGTCATCTTGTCTGGCATCCTCAAGCGCGGCGACTTCTACCGTGAGAAAAACGGGTGGATCTATCAGGCAATGCTTGACCTCCACAACGAGGGCAAGCCGATTGACTTCGTTACCCTGGTTGACGTCCTGGAGCGCAACGACCAGCTTACACAGATAGGCGGCGCGAGTTATCTCACGGGCCTGTTGAACAAGGTTCCGTCTGCCATGAATGCCGAGCATTACGCGGGCATCGTCGCACGTGCCGCCACCTTGCGCAGACTCATCGGTGTTGCAGGCATAATTGCTAATCTTGCCTACGACGAAACGACACCAGCGACAGAGATTGTCGATAAGGCGGAAACGCTAATCCTCGGCATGTCTGAGCGTACGAGCCGCAACGAGCCCACACCCATCGGTGCGGGGCTGCGGGCCGTGGTGGATCGTCTGGACTACATCCAGCGCCACGAAGGCGAGCTGTTGGGTGTGCCCACGGGATTCGCTCGCCTTGACGGCCTGGTGGGTGGCTTCCAGAAGTCTGACCTGATCGTCCTTGCGGCGCGGCCAGGCGAGGGTAAAAGCTCATTCGCCATGAACATCAGCCTGAACGCGGCCAAGGACTACGGGCAGCGCGTCGGCGTGTTTAGCCTGGAGATGAGCAAGATCGAGCTGGCGCAGCGGATGCTCGCCACAGAGAGCGGAATTGACCAGAAGATGCTGCGGCGGGGCGGACTGAGCCCAGACGAATGGGCGCTACTGATGGAGACGGCTGGACGCATGGCCGAACTACCGATTTACATTGACGATTCAGCCAGCCTATCAGCGACTGAGCTACGCAGCAAGGCGCGCAAGCTCCAGGCGGAGCACGGTCTTGACTTCGTGGTTGTTGACTACTTGCAATTGATGACGGGGGACGCGCGGGCGACGAATCGGGTGCAAGAGATCGCGACGATCACGCGCGGACTCAAGGCGCTGGCGCGCGAGCTGGATGTGCCTGTGCTGGCACTGTCGCAGTTGTCGCGGGCGATTGAGACCCGTAGCGAGAAGACGCCAATGCTATCAGACCTACGGGAAAGCGGATGTTTGGCCGGCAGCAGCATGATCGAGATAGCTGGTACGGCGTGGCCGGAACGAATTGACTCTCTTGTTGGGCGAGACAACCTGTATGTCGGGGCCATGAACCTTGCCAGTAGGAAGGTTGAGGCAAGTAAAGCCGGTAGCATATTTTACTCTGGCGTAAAGCCGCTTTATCTACTACGGCTTTCCAGCGACCTTATGATACGGGCAACAGCCAACCACAAGTTTTTCGTCAAGGGAGCGGGATGGAAACGACTTGACGCTTTGACTTGCGATGATGAGTTGGCCGTCAGAAACGAGCGCTTGGCGATTTGTGACGTGTCGTGGGCGCGGTTTGTTTCGCGCGAGTATGCAGGAACCGGAAAGACGTATGACATAACCGTGCCATGTTACAGCAACTTTGTTGCCAATGGGATCATCTGTCACAACAGTATCGAACAAGATAGTGATATTGTCATGTTTATTAAGAAGCAAGACGCGGACGCCGCATCAGGCGGCTTGGCGAACGAGGATCTAGTGCGTATCGTCATCGGCAAGCACCGCAATGGGCCTACGGGCTCGTTTCCCCTCTTCTTCGACCGCAAGCGCACGCGGTTCCTGGAGCTTGAGACGGTGGAGAAGCCGCCGTATTGACATGTACGCGTTTCGCCGTTTTGGGTACACGTTCTGCGTACATGTCGCCAACGGGTACACGTGCAGGGAGTCGTATGTTTGACCTACTATTCGCACTCATGGTTACAGCAACCGTCACCGGCTATGCTCCATCTGCTGGTGGAATCAACTGTGACGGCAACTGCGGTGTCACGGCGGCCGGGCTGCAACCAGGGCCCACGATAGCCGCCTGTGGCGACGCGTGGCCGATTGGCGCGGTTCTATGGGTCAGGCGCGCAAGGCGCGTCGTCGTGTGTGGCGATCGCTTCGGGCCTGGAGCGCCGAGACGCGCGGTTGACTTGTGGTTCGCGACGAGGCAAGAGGCGCTGAAGTGGGGCAGGCGCGAGAGCCTCATCGTTTCCATCGGCAAGGTCAACTTGCACCGCGAGTAAAATTCCTTTGCATCAAAGTCCTCGTCGTTATAATTTTGAGCCAATTGTTATAATGCATCGTCCCCCACGAACCTTAAAGATTCGCGTCGCGTCGAAACTCGCGCGGATTCCCTATTGACATGCAGTGCGAGATATGCTATAATCATGGTGTAGTTAGGAAGTCAACCAAGCAACACGGAGGGATACGATGGGCAAGCGTGTGTCAAACCAGGAAATTGCAGCAATGATCATCACAACCAAATACAACGACTTTGCTCCAGCCATATACAATGTAGTTGACTACCGCAACGTTAGGGTGGCAAGCTTTTTGGAACCAGTTCGCGATGAGACTAGGGTTCCTAGCATCATTGCATACTATGAAGATAAGGGTTATATCTGTGAAGTTCGGGAGAATCGCGGCGACTTCATGGACACCATACAGAACGTGATCATAGTAACACACAACACGGCTCAACACGTGAGTTTCCGTAGCTGGGGGGCTGCGGCTGCCTACGTGCGCAGCAACTACACGGCCCTTGCGGCCGCCAGAACAGCCTTTTACGCCAACGCCGACTAGATATTCCCACCCACAGGCGAGCCGGCGCCTAATCCGGCAGGAGAGTGACATGTCAAATCTAGGAGTGGGATACTTGATCAACGCGATGCTTCGTGGCAATGTAGAATCTGTCAATGTTGCGAAATCATCCTACGGCAAGACCATCGCGGCACTTGAGAAGGGCAGCCATGATGGCGAGGAAGCGTTGATCTTCACCTTCACCGATGGGGTAAAGATGGCACTGTGGGACGATGCCCGCTCATGTTGTGAGAGTCGGTACCTGCACACGGACGATGATCTGTCCAGTGTTGTGGGCGCAGAACTCGTATTGTTGGACGTGCGAGATGGCGGAGTGAAAGACGACGAAGACGGTAGTCATGAGTGGGCGTTCTTGCACATCATCACGGACAAAGCAACCGTGGTGGTAGAGACCCACAACGAACACAACGGCTACTACGGCGGCATTGATCCGCGATGTGAACTCATCACGGAAGACTGAAACAAGGAGAGAACATGACTAACCAACCACAGAACCAGAAGCAAGGCCGCGAGTTGGCGCCGCGGCAGGAACAGGACGCAGAGATCGTTGTTCAGCCAAGCAACAAGATCCCAGATGAGATCCTGCAAGTTGCTGCGACCCTTCACGCCATGGCGGTTGAGGGTGGAGGGGGTATCTCGAAGGCCGCCGCAATTCGCGCCGCACAGTACTTGCGCGATACGGGAGACACGCTTGGCCGCGACGTCTATCTGGGTACGAAGGGTAACGTTGCCGGCCAGATCATGGATGGCTATCAGGGCGTAGCAAAGCGCGTCAAGCGTGACTACTATGCCAAGTACCGCCGCCCAACAGCAGAGGAAATGGAAGACCATGAGATGGACCCCAATGGCAGCGCGCTTATCTGTGAGGTGTACGTTTACGACCTCATGGAGAGGGCGCGGCGAGTGGGGATGCCGTATGAACCAATAATCGGAATCTGCTACTACGGGCCAAGGGTGGAGTTTCGCGTTCCTCCGACGAAGACGCGCCGCTGGGTGCTTGAGAAAAACGCCCTCAAAGATGCGCTGCGTCACGTGTCTGGCGTACCAACAACCCTCGGCGAAGCCATGGAGATCGCGGAAGAGCACGGCGTAGACCCAGACCTGATCAAGGACCTTGACGGCATCACGCCACGGCAGGCCATGGACTACGTTGATGCCGTTGTGCGCGTCCAATCTGCCGAGCCAGAAGAACCCGAGTCCGAGCCGTCAGAGGAAGGCCTGATCATCACGAAGGCCGCGGTCAAGGGATGGGAAAAGATGTGCCTGATCCTGGCGAACTCTGATCCGTACTTCGCGCTCGATGCCCCGGACAAGCCCAACGTGGACTTGATTGTCAAGTTGGCGACCCAGGCGCTTGGATTTGACACCGTAACCGTGAGGAACCTGTCCGAGATCCAGCAAGCGCTGGTCGAGTACCACAAGGCTGAACGGGAAGAGCTTGACGATGATCAGGGTGACCTGTTCTCAGAAGACCCAGAATGGAAATAGGGAGGGCGACATGGGCAAGAGAAAACAAGCAGGACAAGAGGCAATCGCGCAACTGAACGAGTACGCGTGGGCGGAGAATCAGTCCAACATTACGATTCTGCATATGTATCCCGGCAAGCTGGCGTACCCAGAGGGGTTTTACGGCGATCGGTGGTTTCAGTTGGTTGGCTATGACGATGTAAGCAAGACACGGGTCGACCTTGGGCAACACGATCGAATCAACATTGAGGATGGAGTGGTGGTGCGACACGTCGAGATCTTCGCGGATGGGTCCACACTTGTGATGTTCGGCAAACCCGTTGAGGTAGATGACAATCAGGCCGCCAGCGTTTGTCCAGCGTACTGTTAGTATCGCGCGTGTGGCGTGCCAACCTTAAAGAATCCGCACTTGCGCAAACTCGTGCGGATTCCCTATTGACACGAGACGCATGATATGCTATAATCAAGGCGTAGTTAGGACAGCAACCAAGCAACAGGGGGGACACGATGAAGGCATACATGGTCACGTGGACAAAGTCACCGAAGAGCCGCCGATTCTATACGTGGATCAGGTATGCCGAAACCCTTGAAGCGGCAGCGGAAAGTGCAACAAGGGCAATTGACGAAGAGACATTCGGCGAAGGCATATTGATCAACGTAATAGCCGCCCCCGTTATTGGAGACGCGGTCACCGTCAAGGGCAAGACCTACGTAATCGAGACCATTCACACGGCTGACTCAACGCAAGCGGAACATCCTCACTATGCACAGAGTATGCGGGACCGTGGTCTTATCGCAAGCGGGAGTTGCCGCCTGGCAAGTGGCCGCAAGGTCCACGGCATTGACTGGTGGAAGAGCGGATCAGTGACGCTGTTTGATGTCTAGTGTTCGACTCCCCCGGTCGGGCGATAGCCGGCAGAAGGAACTTTGCGATGCATTACTATACTTGCACTCAGGGGTTCGAACTTCCTTTTGAGTCCGAGGCGGCAGCATTTGATGGTATATTCCGCGCGATCCTGGATGACGCCGCGCAATCATGGGAACTAGAGTGCTACACTGGGATAGAGCTTGTCCGGGACGATGGAGAGTCACAGTGGGTTTATGATACGGGAACCGGATACTCTGCTGTGTCATCAACTGTTCAGGATACGATTCGCGAGGCCCTTGTCTACTTGGACCGGGGCGGCACATGGCGATTTGTGGGGCCACTGGACCTTGAATGCGGTCGCTGCTACTAATCACACACGCCCCACCGGTCGGGCAAAAGGCCTATAGAAGGAGAATCTTATGCGTGGCAAGGCGGAGGCGGTAGCACGAAGTCTCTTGCGCGAACTGGGGAAGGACCCCAAAGATATCTCGCCAGACGAGGCACTTGTGGTGCTAGATGATTTTGAGCGAACCAATCCGAACCATGACGCGTCTGTGTGGTATCGCACCGCGACTGACAATCAGATCAGGTTGTTCAAACGAGAATGGCAGGGACGGCAGAGGTATTATGCAGAAAGAGATAGACTGGCTAGCGCGCGCTGAGTACTACGGTAAGGAAGCTGCCGCCAATGGCAGGCGGCACATGTCCGCGGATGATCGAGAGGATATTGCTCTAGCCTATGGTGTGTCAAGGTGGCTTGATATACCATTTTACGAACGTGACGCGGCGATGGAGTGCTTTCGTCGCGGTTGGGACATAGAAAAACGGAACCAACGCGGCTTTTGAAGCGCAACAAAAGGAGAGAGACCTTGAAGCACAACGATAAGAGATGCACGACCTGGGACAAGAACGAACCTTCGACTTTCAGCGATATCACCTTTGCTCCAAACTATGACCAGCCGCCGCACATATGGATCGAATTCGCTAACGGATATACGGCATCCATCATTTTCTGGAGTGACGCGTTTGAGATGGCGTGCATGAACAAGCTCGGAGTCGTGTACAATACCGCATTTGGCGATGACGTACGCTATTCCCTCGACGAAGCCAGTGTAACTGAGGGACTGCGGATCATCCACGGGTTGTCGCCCATTCCGTTTCGCTTCAAGGAGAGAAAGGCATGATCCCCAACAAACTAACCCTACACAACTTCATGTGCTATCGCGGCACACAAGAAGTGGACCTCACGGGCATGCCGCTTGTCTGCCTCACTGGCGACAACGGGCACGGCAAGTCCAGCGTCCTGGACGCCATCACGTGGGCGCTCTTCGGCCAGGCACGCGCCAACCGTGACGATGAACTCATCACCCTTGGCGAGTCCGACATGTCCGTCACGCTGGACTTTGAGTTGACGGGCCATCCGTACCGCATCGAACGCGGCCGCAATGCCGTGCGCCAGAAGTCATCACTGGCATTCTGGCTGATGGGAACTGGCGAGACAGGCACGGACATGGGCGGATCTGGCATCCGTGAGACACAGGCGGCCATCGTCAACACGCTCCACCTGGACTACGATTCCTTCGTCAACTCCTGCATGTTGGTGCAGGGGCGATCGGATTCGTTCATGGTCAAGCGACCAGCCGAGCGCAAGCAGGTGCTTGCCGACATCCTTGGGCTCGGCGACTGGGAGCAATACGAGGCCACGTGCGCGGGGCTGCTGTCTGCGGCCAAGAACCGCGCGACAGAGATCGAAGCACAGGCGAAGCTCATCGAAGGCAAGATTGAAGCCGAGAGCGACGCGACCGCTGCGCTAGAATCGTGCGAAAGTGCCCTGAACGTTGGGCTTTTGGGGGTGAAAACGGCGCAAACCCGCAAAGACGATGCGGAAGCCTCGTTGACCAAATATCGCGGCTTTCGGTCCACACAGGCAGCGAAGTTGGACGTCTTGAACCGCGAGAGGCGGGAGATAGTCGCGTTGGTAGACGCATTGTCCGCGGATGGTATCGCGCGTGGGCAACTTGCCACCATCAAGGAGCGCAGCGCGGAGATCATCGCGGCCTACAACCAGCTGGTTGCATTGCGCCAGGCGGAAAGCAACCTGGTTGACCGGTCGCAGCGCCACATGGCGGCAAGCAAGCGCGTCAATGTCGCTGAGGGCGCGCTGATTGACTGGCAGCATGGATTGGAGATGCGCCAGCAACAGGCGACCAAGGACATCCTACGACTGTCGGCGGCGCTCAATGAGATTGGGCACAAGATCAATGCCCGCGACCTACTGATCAGCAACCTTGAACTACTGAGTAACCTAGATGCCGCGCTTGTAGACAACGAAAACGAACGCAAGTCTCTTGAGGCAGAAACCACGGAAGTGCGTGACGTGCGTTCTGCGCTGAAGTTTGCCCGCGATAGCGCGTCGCAACGATTGTCAAGCGCGGCAAGCCTACAGGTCGGCGGATCATGCCCTACTTGCGGTCAAGGGCTAAGTGAAGAGCACATCACATCCTTGCAATCGGAGACTGAAGCTGAGTGGTTTGAGACCAACGCCCAACTAAAGGCGGCTGATGGTGCACTTGAGTTTCTAGCGCGACGCACAGAGGCATACCGAAAAGAGGCCGCTGAACTTCAGCGCAAGGTGACCCAGAGGATTGAATTACAAACTGCTATCGCGTCTATCACAGAGGCCATTGACGGGGCAGGCGGGTTGCGCGACGAATTGAAGACTGCCCACAGTGAAGGCGATACCGTTTCAAAAGAACTCGGAAGCAGAACATCCCTGCACGAGGAACGCGACGAGGCCAAGGTGGCACTAGATGAGATCGGCTACTGTTCTGCGGACCATGCCGCCTTGCGCGTGGAGCTTGCCAACAAGGCGAACGCGGAGCGCGACTACCAGGCATTGCTTGGGACCGAAACCGAACTACTGACGATCGAGCGCCGCATCCAGGAGCGCGAACATGCCTTGACGGAGAAGAGGCAACAGGCCGCAGCACTTGAGGCAGAAGTCGTCGCGCTGGAAGCGCAATGCGCCAACGAAGAGAATGAGCGATCGGTTCTGCGGGCGGCAGAGGCAGAGTTGCAACGGGCGCAGGACGATCTTGTCGCAGCCCAACGCCAGGAAACCATCGCTCGCCAACGTGTGCAAAATTTGCAACAGTTGGAGGCCGAACTCAAGGACCTGGAATACGGACGCGCCCAATCCGAACGTGAGACGGCCCGGTTGGCAATGCTGCGCGAGGCGTTCGGCAAGCGCGGCGTGCCGGCTCTCATCATTGACAGCGTCCTGCCGGAGATCCAATCCGAGGCGAACGTGCAGCTTGACAGGATGACCGATGGCCGTATGACCGTGCGACTTGAGACCCTGCGCGATAAGGTTACTGGAGGCGGGGCAATCGAGACGCTGGACGTCATCATTGGCGACGAATTGGGCGAACGGCCCTACGAACTGTACAGCGGTGGAGAAGCGTTCCGGGTCAATCTAGCGCTGCGCATTGCCATCAGCAAGCTATTGACGCGGCGCGCAGGGGCGCGGTTGCAAACACTGATCATTGATGAGGGGTTCGGTAGTCAGGATGTACGCGGGCGCGAGTTGCTCCTAGAGACGATCAACGCTGTGCGCCAGGACTTCGAGCGGGTCATCGTCGTGACGCACATCGAAGAGTTGAAGGACGCATTCCCGGCGCGGTTGGTTGTGCGCAAGGGCGTGGACGGGTCGCGCGTATACGTGGAGTAACCTTAAAGAATCCGCACTTGTGGAAACTCGTGCGGATTCCCTATTGACATTGGGTGCGAGATATGCTATAATCAGGGCGTAGTTAGGACAGCAAGCTACACAGGAGGATACGATGGTAAGCTTTGAAAAATGGGCCAGCGAATATACCTGGAAGGTCCGCAAGAATCCGAACAGGGTAGTAAGTTTCCAGGTTCCAAACGCCGACATCGAGGACTATGGTTGGACCATCATCGAAAAACGCGACGGTACCTTTTTCGTCACAGCATACCGGATGAGCGGCGGGGAAGTTAGTCTGCCATTCCACACCTTCGACAACGCAGAGGACGCAAAACTCTGGGCGATGCGCTGGGATTTCGACCGCCAACGACGTTTGGTGGATGAATTTAGAGCAGATGAGAGCATCGAACTTTGAATCACGCCCAGCCGGGCGACAGCCGGCAAAAGGAGCCCATACATGACGCGGGATGAACTGTCAAAACTAGAAGCAGAGTCAACTCAAAAGGCGCTATATCAGCGCCTTTGTGGAGGCAGCGTGATAACATATACTGGAAATTATGCCGCATTCTACATTGAAATTTATAGGGACAAGACCTATGCGGTGTTTGATAAGGAGTGGAAAAAGCTGAGCGTGAGAGTCTTGCCGGGATGGATAGGGCCACTTGACCTTCGCGAAGATGAGGTGCGCGCTTGAACGAACTACGACTGATCCACACGGCAGACTTACATCTCGGCACTGAGGCTGGCCCTGTTGACACGGACGGCCTCGGGCCGAGAACGTCGGATGCAATCCGCCGCCTCAGCGATTGCATCGAATACGCAATCCAAAATCACGTTGACCTGTTCGTCTTTGCTGGCGATGCGTACAAGTCGCGCAACCCGACCCAAACGCTACAGCGCGCCTTCGTGCGCCAGATCAAGCGCCTGGTGGGCTACGGCATCACCGTCGTGCTTGTGCCAGGCAACCACGATCGGTCGCGCAACGTCAACCGTGCCAACGTGTTTGACGTATTTGAGGCACTGGACATTCGCGGCGTGATCGTTGGTCAAGACGGCTTGGCGCAGACGATCACGACATTGTCCGGCAAACGCGTCTGGCTGGCAACCGTGCCGTATCCCGCGACCAACGGCATGGACTCGGCAGAGGTTGAGACACTGTTGCTCAAGGACATTGACAATGCAGCTTGGACTGCGTCTCAAGCCGCCCCCGTAATGGTTCCGCGCGTGCTTGTCGGACACTTCGCCCTAGCAGAGGCGACGCCTGGCGCAGAGCGCGGCATCATGGTCGGGCGCGACGCAACCGTGCCGGTGTCGCGGCTGAACGCGGACGTGTTCGACTATGTCGCTTTGGGTCACATCCACAAGCACCAGGAATGGGGCGAAAATGTCGCCTACTGTGGCAGTATCGAGCGCGTGGATTTTGGCGAAGAAGGCGACGCGAAAGGCTGGCTTGACGTAACGATTGACGCCAACGCGAAGACGACCGTCAACTTCATCGAACAGCACAACGTGCAGGCTCGGTCATTTGTCACCCTGCGAGCCGACGTGCGGCAAGAAGCGAATCCTGCGGCCGCGATTCGCGGCATGGTTGACGAAGCAATCGCGGGAGGGAAGATCGCGGATGCGGTTGTGCGGCTTGAGGTTATGCTGCTACCAGAACAGCAGGGCGCGCTGAACGAGGCAGAGGTCAACGCCAGGCTGGACTCTGTTGCGCAGTCACACGTCATGCACAAGACGATCGACCGCGTGGATCGCAAGCGGCTTGGCGGCGCGTCTGCGGAGTCCATGACGCGCGAGGAATTGCTACGAAATTTCTTCGTGGCGAAGGGGATAGGCGATGCCGATACAGAAGCATTGGTCGATCAAGGTGTCGCTATTATGCAGGAGCAGTCGCATGGGTAGAATGTGGACGCCATCTGAGACGCTGACGCGGGTCACGCTGAAACAGATCAATGCCAACACGGAGAATAAATTCTGTACCGTCTGTGGAAGAGAGATGCGTCTTCGAGCGACAAAAGAGGGATACGATCGGTTCACGGGCGAACGTCTGATAGAGATCAGGACAGAGTGTCCAGCCATAGGCGAAAAGCGCGGACTGTTTCGGCGCCTTGTTGAACACTTCGCGCTGGGTGAAGCGTCGCATGATTCATGGTGGCTGGGTGGACTGCGACAGTCTGAGTTCGACGCCTTGGACGAAGAGACGAAGAGGAAATTCGTCGTTGACGAGAAGAGGCCACAATGATAGCGATGCAGATTAGATGGTGGGACGAAAAAGATCTATGGATCCTGGCTTGTGACGCAAGGTGCGAGAAGGCCTGGGGAATGAACAGCCAGCCCAAGGTAAGCATGTCGGAAGACGAAGACGATTATGCATACCTTGCCGACGATGAACTTGGCATAGCACCAGATGACCCAGGCACGTATGAAGGGTTCCAGGCAAAGCCGATGTGCGCAACGAATCGTCTGAATAAGTGGTGTGCTCGGGAGTGTGAACGGTCCGTCATGGCGAAGCCAAACACTGAATTCGATCTTCCGAATCTTGCAGTGCGGCTTGGTAACATGCGGGAGTACGTTGATGACTGAACGAATATACAGGCTCGGAGCGATTGTCACTGTCGCCGAAGATGCGGCCAAATCGTGCGTAGCGCTTGTTGAACTGGAGAGGTTCCAAGCCATGCAGTACTCTCCAGAACTATGGGCCATGGTACACGCGACGACGTGTCTCTTCCGGGACGCGCTGAACGGGTTCGAGAAGATTGAGGCTGAATTCGCAGCGGAAGGAGCGCGGCAAGTTGAACGAGACTGAACATCCTGACGCGGTTAAGGACGCGTACTACCTGGCCTTCACGGCAGACACGGATCCCGCGGCGGCCATGGAGCGGTTCGCGCAGAAGTATGCTGAAGCGCCGCGCTGTTCCTTCGTCTCGCGCGGCAATCTTCTGGTGGGTCCGATCCCGGAGCATGCCACCAGGAACGGCGGGCGGAATTAGCGATTGGGCAGCAAAACGATAATTTGTCAACGCGGAATTGTAAACAACGATAATTTGGAGGCGGCATGAGTGACCTGGAAGAGATCAAGGGAATCATTGGACTATTGCCGGAGGGCGAGCGGATGACGGTAGACCTACTCGCGACGGCCATCCGGGCAATCGTCATGAGCAATAAGAACGGCGTATTGGCAATGTCGCTGGTTGGCATCGAACTGAGTAGCTCGATCGACGACGGCGGCAGCGATCAATAGGGACGCGCTGGCGTTGTGTGCAAAATGGGATGTTCACAACAACGAATTGCACACAGGACAGATCAACGGAGGCGGAATGATGGAGCAACATGAGCGCGTATTCGGCAACTTCAGGCGGACGCAGGGCGGGATCGTCTACGATGACGATCCCAATGTGATGCTCTGCGGCATGGATAGCACACACGAGTTATTCGGCGCCGCTGTGACCGACGACATCAGCGAACTGTCGGTTGGTGAGAAGTTCTATGTTCGGGTGACCTATGAGACGATCAAGCTACCAGACGACGGAGGGGGCAATGCACACAAACTACCTTGACATAAGAGGCCGGCTTGGAAAGCCCACGTGGTGGGACGAATACGCCGTGCCGCGCTACTGCGAATTCACTACAGATCGCATTGCCAATACCGGCGCGCGACAATGTGCCCTCGTAGAGATAGCGTGCCAAAGCTGCGGCCACAAGTATCAAGTAGCGGTGTCTAGCAGGGTAACTGACCCCTATCCGCTAAGCACACTCATTGAACAACGATGGATGAATTATGGAGACCCGCCGAACTACTGCTGTTTCATGGGCGCGAGCGTGAACAGTATTCCATTGCGCGTGTTGGAGTTCTGGATAATACATTCCGCAACGGGAATGGGATGGGAGCGTTTCGAGAAATATGAGAGCGCTGACATCGTGCCAGACTGGGCCAAGGATATCGTGGAGGAAATGCACCTGCTGGACAAGGGCGCGCCATGATTGAATACTGCCCCAACTGCTATGCAGAGTTGCTTCCACAACAGCAAGAGTACTGGAACAAATATGGTCTTCCAGAACTTGGCGAAGCGGCGTGTGTTGCTTGGATCCCGCCTATGTTCAAGTGCGAATGTGGATTCCCAGTCGACGGCATAGTGATAACGCTGGAAATACAAGATGGAAAGATCCTCCGGGAATCATGGATATGGCCCCAGTGGACGTGTTCACATTGCGGCAAGACCATCCCGGAGCGCGAGACGCATCATTGTTCGCAGTAGCCGCTGGTTAGTATTGGCCCAGCGGCTGAGGCCTTTGTGGAACCCGAACTGTCAGTAAGGGTCAGATGGATCGTAGCACAGAATCGCGCGGTCGGCAAGTCAACCTTAAAGATTCGCGCCGGCTATTGATTTCCCGCCGCATGTATGCTATAGTGTTCTGGAGGGGGAAGAATGGACGAACACAATGACGAAGACGAATTCACTGATCTGGGGGATGGATTCTCCATCAACATCACGTATCTGCAAACGATTGCCGACAGGATGGCTGCGCCTTGGCTACGGCTCGCGGACGTTCTCGAAGAGGCGCGCATAGCCTTCGAAGAATTCAACGAGATAGCAGAGTGCTACGGTATAACGGTGGATGAACTCTGATGTCAAGCAAGAAGAAGGTGTCTGATTTTTTTGTCACAATTGGCCCCATATCGCCACCGGATCTACTAGGGCTAGTCGGTCTTGTTGATCCCGTTGTACGCAAACACATACTGGGGATGTTTATGATCCCTTCGCACATTATAGACTGCGACTTGGCGCGTCAAGCGGCAGAACAAGACCGCCTTTGGCGAGAAGAGAATGAACGCGTCGCAATGGAGTTTGGTATAACCGTAGAACAGGTTCGGGCACTGGACAATTCTCACCTTGGTCCAATATGGCGCGCGGCATGTCGCTCAGGTAAAGACGACACGCGCAGACTGATTGAGATTTCAGAAAAATGGGTAGAAGAGGATAAAGCATGAAAGAGCGACCGATTCTCTACGGCGCGCCGATGATCCGTGCGCTAAAGGCTGGCATCAAGACGCAGACACGACGAACGCGCGGACTTAAGGAACTCAATTCGTCTCCTGACAGTTGGGAAGTAATGCCATCCTGGTGCGACGGAGAGTGGATCTTTCATACGGACCCCTGGACCGAGGCTCATGGCATTGAATGTCCATACGGCAAACCTGGAGACGTTCTGTGGACGCGCGAGACCTTCGCCATTGAGAACAACTTCAACATGGGCGACTACGATCCACCGCTCAACGACGGCCGGCCCGTGCGAAGACATGATGATCCCGACTATGGGAAATGGTGGGAACAGTGTCACTACCGCGCCACGGATCCCACGCCAGAACTGGCCTACGAGGACAGCGGCAGCGAGCCGGATGTCCGTTGGAAGCCGTCGATCCATATGCCTAAGTGGGCGTCACGCCTCCGCCACGTCATCACTGACGTGAGTTTGGAGCGCTTGCTAGATATTACGTTTGACGACGCGATCGCCGAGGGCGTGTTCGCCGACTTCGATCCACAAGACGGGCATGGGTTCCGATGCGAAGCGCGCATCATGTTTTTCGAGTTGTGGGATTCGATCAACAAGAAGCGCGGGCTAGGATCCGATGTCAATCCGTGGGTGTGGAAGATCACGTTTGAGGAATGCGGCAATGGATGATGCGCTCTTCGATCATCTAGATGGCATAATCGCGTCTGCTGAGACCATATCGTCCATGGTCGGTACCTTGATCCGGGTTGCCGAGAAGCTTGACGGAGAGCCCGAGCCCACGAACGTCCAGCTTCTCAAGAACATCTTGCGGGACGGCGTTCTGTTCATTGCGGCCGAATGCAAGACGATCGACGAGCATGTGGGGGCATTGGAAAAAGACGGCGATGCATAGAGAACCCATCTGGGTCTTCAGGTACGATCCCCAACGATTCCTGTGGTTGTGCGGCAACGTGCACGGAGAGCTACACAACGTGTGCGATGAGGCGATAGACGCGTATTTCGAAGCACGTAAGCCCATGCCGATTGGCGACAGCGTCCATCGCAGATTTCCGATCTACAAATATGGGGGTGTTACCCGGAAATGGCCGGTAAGCACAGAGACAATGAATTACGTTGGCGTAACACTTGAGCGTTGGGTGTTCTACGATTGGCACATTACATTCTGGTGCAAGTTCGTTCCTGAAATTCCCGCATGGGTATGGCAGGGAAAAGAGTACGTCAAGCAATTGGATCCCATCAAATGCAAGGAGTATCTAGATGCCAAAGCACAACTTGATGAGCGAACGCACACAACCGGACCCCAGACCGATTGAGGCCGTCATTGCAGAGATTGAAGCGCTCTACAATCGCGGACGCGGTCCGCGACCGGTAGACAATCTGCGCTACGTGGGTAAGAAAAGCTGTACAAGGTGCGGCAGGCCAATTGCTACAGCCGCTGCCTATCATGACCTCGGGGCAGGCAATGGAACCAATCTCTGTTGGGGTGATTGCCACCAAGAAGCGGATCTTACCGTGCCAATCATGGACGTCATGCGCCTGGTGGATGAAATCCGCCAACTTCAACGGTCCCATGATGAGAAACAAGCGTAATGCCACCAGGACGCATATTTACCCGAAAAGACATAGAAACGGCAAAGGCGGCCCGTAGGACTAGGAAGTTAGCCGCTTTGCAGTCAAACGTGCGCTTCGATTGGCCAGACGATGCGCGCTGGGTGGACCTGGCAACGGAGCGCGGCGTTCGTCTGCCGTTGCGCCTAGCATTGTGCACGCCGGCAAGCATTGCGCGCTTCCTGCATCGGCTCGGGCGTGACGGCGCATGGTTCAAGAAGTGGAGCGGTTACAATCCAGCCGGGTGGATCGCGATGAACCCGCGCTGGTCGCTGCGCGCGGTAGTAGGACTCATACTAGAGGAACTATAAGGAGAGAAACGTGAGTAAGCTTTTCAAACTAGAAGACGTGGTCAGTGTGGTTACCGGTTACTTCATGTCCGAGGACATCGGGGACATCTACGCCATCCTCAATTACATGACAGGGGATGACCTATTCACTCACCAACTACCGCGCGCGGCAGATGCATGCAGGCCAAGCCTGATAGAACAACATCCACTTCTGGCGCAACTTGACTTTGACGGCCTGGAACTCGAAGAGATGCGCGCCAAGATTGAGGAAGTGCGCCCGAAAACCGGCAATGAGCTGTGGGTTAGTCCGCTGGCAGAGTGGGAGCACAAGGGAGCCATCCGGGAACTTACCGAACTTGTGGGCGAAGATCGAGTGATCGTGCTTGACGTGGAGGGGCACGCATGAAGATAGCAGAAGGCGAGCTGATGATTCTTGGGAGATGCAAGACTGACGGAAACGTCCTGTATCTGCCAAATGAACAGCTTGACCGCAAGACCTACGAGGCAGTGAACAAGTGCCTCGTTGCCATCGGCGGCAAGTGGGATCGGAAGTCGAAGGGGCATGTGTTTGACCACGATCCCGCGGACGATCTGGACTCCATGCTGTTGACCGGCGAAGTCACGGACACCAAGAAGCTCTACCAGTTCTTCCCGACGCCGCGACCAATCGCTGAGCAGATGTGCGACCTGGCAGAGTTGGATTCGACATGCACGGTCCTTGAGCCAAGTTGCGGGCGCGGCGACTTGGCCGATGTTATCTATGAACGCGGCGTGGCCGAGGTCTTCGGCGTGGAACTAAACCAGGGCATGGAACGATACCTCCACGATAAGCCGTATGCCTGCATGGTTGGCGTAGACTTCCTGGAATTTGCGCGCGACGAGAATCACTATTGGGACCGGATCGTGATGAACCCTCCGTTTGCACACGGACAAGACGTGCAGCATGTTCTCGCCGCGTACAAGCTTCTCGCTTCGGCTGGGGTCCTTGTTTCAGTGATGAGCCCGTCGCCGTTCTTCAGGGACAACAAGGCGTCGGTTGGTTTCCGCGAATGGCTTCGTGAGGTTTATGCAGAGGTCATTGACGTACCTGAAGGTGCATTCAAAGATAGTGGTACGACGATCCGGACGAAGATTGTCAAGATAAAGAGGTGAGATAACACCATGGCAGACGGAACGGGGAATGACGGCAACACACTACACGTCCCGGACAACGCGGCGCTGATTGTGCAATGGAACGGGCATCACGTTGAGCTTCATCACACGCAGGGAATAATCGTCGTCGACGGTGTGGCATGGGACATCGAGAGTCTAGCGCTGATCGGGTCGGATGATCCCATGAGGGTAACATTTTGGACGGAGAACGGCCGTCGCTACGCCTTTGTCCAGAAGCTCGCCAAGAAGCCGCGTGGACTACCCAAGGTCACAAAGGGAGAGCAACGATGATGGAACGTCTTCGTCCCGTCTTAATCCTGCTTGAAATCTTCGGTGCTGCAATCTTCGTCTGCTGTGGTATAATAGCAGCGGCACACGGATTGGCCGCACATCCATTCCTGGCGCGCGTCGCAGTGAGCATGTTCCTTGCGATGATTGTACTCATTGTGCTGAATTGGGGCACGTCCACACTGAAACGGGGTGAGAATGCGGTGCGATTTCCATACGGCAATTATGAAGGAACTGGACCGGATCGAGGCGAAGATTGAAACGCTGCACAAGGCATGCGATGAACTTGGAGAGGACTTTCAAAAGTTGTTCAGCGAAGCGGAGGATCTGAATGTGGGAGAGGTAGATGGTTGACGTTCCATACCAGTGCCAATTGCGCTTCGAGGTTTCGGGGACGCCGGTAGCGAAGCAGAGCTTTAGGTTTCGCTCGGGAGGTGGCTATCAGCCTCCGCGCGTGGTCGCGTGGGAGAAGGAAATCGCGCGTTGCGCGCGTGCGGCCATGGGGGATCGTCTGCCGTTCATCGGGCAGTGCGAAGTGCGGCTTGACTTCAGACTGCCAACCAAGCGCCGCGTTGACTTGGGCAACCTGAGTAAGCCCGTGCTGGACGCGTGTAACAAGATCGCGTTCAAAGACGACAGTCAAGTCGTGCAGGAAACTAACACAAAGCGGCTGGACAGAGACAATCCGGGCGTGTCGGTTGTGATCGTTGAATTGCCATAGGAGCGTGCATGGACAAAGACGATAGGCTAGACAGAGACGACAAGCTGGTCTCGCTTACCATCGCAATGATGAACGGGAAGCGCGTTCTCACGAAGGACATTGCGGAAGAGTTTGACATAAGCCTAACGACGTCGTGGCGGTGGCTTCGCAAAATCGCCAAGTTTACCAACATGCAGATAGACGATTGCGGCTACTGGTACATAGACAACATCCGTCGCAGACAGGTGCAGGTCGAGTACTTCCGCCCCTAGTCCTTCTTCTTGAACGCCAGGATCCTTTGACCGGTAGGCCCCTTGGCCCACCGCTGTGTTAGCCGCCCCTCTCGAACCTCTTTCTTCAGCAGATTACGTGCCACATCATCGTCAATGTCCATTTCTTGCGCCAGATCACGCGTAGTGACTTCCCCTTCTTGCAGTTCCATGAGCATGTATCGGTCGCGCAACTCGCGCAGAATGTCGCTATTCAAGCGTAAGCTCCTCTTCTTCGTCCTGTTGGATTTGCGTAATCAGTGGTATCACTTCCGACGATCCGTCTGGGTCGATCTGAATCACCAACAAGCCAATCTCCGATACGCCGTCTGGGTTGAGGCGATAGACGAACTCCGTCTTGAGTTGCCAGCCGGGAAGCGTGAACGCCTCAGATACGATCTTGAAGTTCCTGTCGCGTACTTCTGCGCGGTCTGACTGGTGGCGATGCGATCGGACGATGAAGCGTGGCATCTCCGCCTTCGTTTCTAGGCAGTCCAGGTAATAGGACTTTAGGAACCAGCGCAGGTTGTTGCCGCGCAACCAGTTGCGCGCGCCGCGTCCCGGTCCATGATGCGCGATGCTGATGAGATTGCCGCCGACGCGCAGCAAGAGACGTTTCTTGACATAAGATCCGACCGTGTTATCGTCTGGCTTGATATCCAGCAACGTGCGCGCGATGCGCTCTTCCGTGCTAGAGCCCGGCCCGACATGAGGTTCAGTGCCAGTGATGTAGAAGAGTCGATCGCGGCCTTGACGGAAGGACACCCGATCGAGCACTGGTTGCATACAGCGGTAGTGAATGCGTTCCTGGACGTCCTTGCGCATGGTCATGAGCTGCGTCGTGCCGTGGTGAATCCCTTCTATGGCGTCGCCATTGTGACAGACAATCAACTGTCTGCCCCGGCGCAGTTCCGCGACAGTGTCCCACGAATTCAACCAGAATTCCCATTCCAACAGTTGCCATCGGTTGGGCGCAATGGCCTCATCGTCTGGTAGAATCGTGGGCGTATCAGGATGTAACGCGAAGGGATGGCCGCTGTGCAAATCACCGAACAGCGCAAGTGTCCAGCCTTCTTTACTTCGCATTGAGCTTGGCATTCAGGAGCGATGAGATTCCGTCAATCTTGCGCTCCACTGACTCCAGACGGGTGTCCATCTGGTCAATGCGGGAGACGATGCCGCGATAGCCATTGGTGATGCCGCCGACAAGCTCGATCATGGCGGCCTGATCGTCCGCGTCGTCTTCCGGCAGATCCATCACGGCTTCGATGGCGCAATCGTAAGATTCCCCGACATCCGCGTCGGCCATCATGGCGCGCACGAATTCCGTTGTGAACGTGTAGGCTGGCTTGTCTTGAATCTCAGACTTCATGCCGATGGCATTGATGCCTACTCTTGAAATCGCCCGAGTCACCGCCTTCAGTGATGCATCGGGTTCTGCGCTGTAGCATGCCGCCACTATCATCGCCCGCGGATTGCCCTTGCGCGCCTGCGTTGCGACCCATGAGCCACCCACGGTTGTGTTGTCTGCCAGAAGCAACCTGTCTGGCATACCGTGTCCAGCCCACACGACGATGTCATGCTTTTGGCGCAGCACGGATGCAACCTTTGACTTCGTGGCATTTTTGCCGCCAACCAGGGTATAGGTCACTCCTTCGATGTTGGCAATCTCCGATATCTCATTCGTCCAGGTGATCGGTCGTTGTCCGGGTGCGTCAGGTGCGATAAGCAAAACGTCCATGTGAGATGTCCTCCGCCGGTGCTAGATTGATGTGCTCTCTCATTTTTGCTACCAACGATCGCTACTCAAGCCACGCTAGTATGATTTTCAGGATGCGAGTCAGAATGCGCTTGAACCATGACACATCGTCGGCATCAATGGGTGTATCCGGTTCGTCTGGCGTGTCCGATTCATCGGGTTCTTCGGGCGTATCTGGCTCTTCAGCCACAGCACGCTTACGCCACGTGAAGCGGAAACACACGTGCCGCTTGTAAGGCAACCCCACTCCGCCGATGATGTCCGAGTTGATGCGCCCGGCATTGTCGCCAACGTACAGCGCGAGCGGTCCTACTGCTGGTGGGTAGTAGCCATTGCTGATGACATGCTCCCCAGACGGATTGCCAGGCAAAAGCTTGTTCTGTAGACGCGCTTCAGGATCCCCGACGTGTGCCGCTGCGTTTTCCAGTCGCCAGTACGGATACGACAAGTAGACCTTGGCCGCGGTTTGGATGTTAGCTTCGTTCAACACAACGCAGGTCGCGACCGTGTTATTTCCCGAAGCCGTTTCGTCAATCAGTTCCGCAAGAACCAGTTCGTATTCCGTGTCCGGTTGCTTCTCGACAACCAACTCCACACCAACAACCTGATTTGCGCTGTTCAGCGCGTTGGCGCGGCAATTCTCCGCGCGTGGATCAAAGTCAGACATTCAGGTCACCTCTTCCAGATAATCGCCATGACTCCATCCCGTTATGGAAAGTCCGTTCAGCGAACCGGTTACGCGCAACCAGGGCGCGTCTTCCTCCAACACCGTGAGCACTGCCCCCTGCGGCCAGACACCGATCACTTGTGAGTTGACATTGGCTGTGGATCGACACCGCAAACCGATAGCTGGCAGAACCTTAACGAATCTGCCCGTGCGCAAGTCCGACATGCGCGCAAACAGGAACCGGCCGGGGCACACCGTGCCCGCCATGACTTCACGATGAGCGAAGACCCCCAGCGGCTGGGGTGACAGAAAGTCATTCAGCACATGAATAACTTTCACAAGCGTATCGAGCAATAGTTGCGGTGGTTCGTCCGTGTCGAAGTTGCCCATGCAGGACACGCCAATCGAATCCGTGTTCGCGCCGCCCGCGTGCCAGCGGATCGTTCCGATGTCCCCGACGTAGTGCACGGAACCATCCACGTTGACGCCGATGTGATAGCCGATGCCGGGCCATCCTTTGCTCGCCACATGGTAGTGCGCAACGGTCTCCCATGTAGTGGTCGTGGGTGTCGCCGTGTGGTGGATGACGATGCGGTTGATTGCGTCAAGTTGCCGAGTTTGGTATGTTTCTGCACCGGTCTCCAATTCCGCGCGCAGATCAGTGAACGCTTCCCCAAATGCTGTGCGCAGTGCGTCAGCCAGGGTTGCGGTGGCGGGTTCCTGTGGAGGTATCTCTATGGGGATGTTGTGATAGTGGTTGGCGAGGATGTCAACCACTTCGCCGTCAATGCGGTAGGTGTCCCACTTGGCGTCGCCGTTGGACCCCAGGCAGTAGACGCAGTAGCCCAAGATGCGGTCGCTCCACTGTTCGCAGTACTGACCGATGTTGATCAGGTCTTGCGCATACTGTTTGGCCGATGCACCAGGCATGGCGGCCCACCCCGCGGCCTTCTTGCCCGTGATCAAGCCGTCGATCCCGTACTCCGTGATGCCAAACTTGAGCTTCTTGTACGGGATCAGGGGTAGCACTTGCTTTTCCAGCCTGTGAATGTTCCAGTCGGCGCCGCCCTTGCTGTCGGGCCCCCAGAGGGTGGGCGTGCCATACTGGTGCGCAATCCAGATGTGGCCCCAGCGTTCAGCAAACTCCATGGATTCATCTACCTGTCGCCACAGCGCGGCGCGGTCATTCTCCGGCAGGTCCGGTTGCCCCGTGGACGTACCATCCATCGCGCCGTGATAGTTGGCCTCGTTCGCCAGTTGCATGCGGCGCAACAGGTAGCGATTCAGGTTCGGGCGTTGGTCCCAGAACGGGCACACTTCGTTCTCTACGGCCCAGTAGTCTACCAGCCCAAAGGCCTCATTGTTCACAATCAGACCGTGTGCCCACTGCGCCGCGCCTTCGGGATCGTTTTTGATCCGCTCGTTCATCTCGTTGTCTTCAACGTAGACGCGCGCGATGGTCGTGGTGTTGGGGCACACCGCCTTCAGTAGTTGCATGTCCTCGCGTTTTGGGATCAGCTTGAGCGCCAGGCGCGGTTGCCACAAGGACAGTGTGTCAACGAACGGCGACACGCTGCCCGAGATGTGCGGGCCGATGATCGCGCCCTTACTCATCGCTGCCCCCATTGGTCATGCGTTCCGCACGATAGGCCAGGCCGTATTTCTGATTCACCAGGTCATAGAGGATCTGCGCGGCGTAGCTGTTCTTCATCCAGGTTTCCGAATGCGTCGCTTCCAGTTGACGTAACGCTTCCTCAGTGTACCAACGCCCAATGCGCGTTATGTCGCCCAACGCTTCGGGATGCTCTTCAGACGGCAGGGTGCGATGGGGTTCAACAAACTGATCCTTGAAGAGGTCAACGCGGTGATACATGCCAGGCGGCAAGTCAATCTTGCCACCACTGACGCGCAGTTCAACGTTCTCTGCAATTACGCCGACGTTCCCATGTGCAGCGTAGAGCCGCGCCAGGCACGTGCCTTCTTCCTGCTCTGTTCCGACTTCGATTTCGCATCCGTCTTCACCAACCGTCAGGAGCCACCGATCGAAGTAGACGCTGTCTTGTTCGAAGGTCAATTCGCCCGCGCCGCTTTGGTACATGCTGTGGCCCCAGTTGCCGCTATCGCCAGTCACGCCCCATTGCACTTCGGGGTATTCCGCGCCGCGAAAGACGATCCAATAAGCGGCGGGGTCGGGTAGTTCATGTTCTATGTCCAAATAGTGCTCTACCCATGATCCTTGCAAACTCACGAACTTAGCATCCCAGTCCATGGCATGCAAGATCATCCAGTACAGTTCCCACGGATCCTTGTTCCCGCCTTCATCGCGTGGCTCGAACGCGCAGTAAGGCGCATACATGGATTCATCGTACTTGCCGATGGTGGTTCCGTTTGTCTCTCCCACTGCGTCTGGTTGGTCGATCTGAAGTCCGTTCATCTTGTAGCCAATGCGGTACTGATCCAACATGCCAGCAACCACGCCCCGCAGGTTCTTGCCCCACGGCTCTCCGGGCGCGGGCGCGGCCTCAATGTAGACAGGGATCGTTCCTGCGGCGGCACTGGCGCGCTGCATCAGCGCGTCAATAAAGTCAAGGTACTGGTAGACGGTCATCACCTGTGCCCCGGCTGCGGCGAAGGCAACACCCTTGCGATCGCGACACGCCAGCGTCTCTTGGTCGACGCCGAGCGCCAACCAGAACGCAGCAACCTGCGGGTTGTTCTGGTAGCGCTTCAGGATTGCTTCTACCGCATTGGCGTAGGCGTCAATCCATGCGTCATTGTCATAGGCGGGCATCTCCGCCGTCTGTCCATTCACGGTCAGGACGTGTGACTTCTTATGGAAAGTCGGCGTCAGGTCAACCAGATCGTTCATGTAGAAAACAAGTGCCAGGTGCACTGGGTCAGAACGTTTCGCCATCCATGAATCTAGTTTGCCGAAGTTATAGACCCCTGGCGCGGTCTCGAATTCGCGCCAAATGACTGGCAGGTGTGAGTTCCAGCCCTCAGGCGCTTGGCGCATGACGTCCCATGTCAGCACGAAGTCCATGTAGATTTCCTCCACGTGATTACGCGAATCGCGATTCTAATAATCGTGATTCGATTAGGCCGGCTTGCCTTCCAGCCTGGCAACCAACAGCATCACGCGCTCCGCCTCATTCAGTGTCCAGCGGTCATACGCGTTGACTATGCGCAGCAAGGTCATTGCCTCACTCTGTGTCACGCCAAGATCGGTCACGATGTCTGGCGTTGCCGCATCTGGTCCGGTAGACTGATAGCCACCAGGCACAGCCACAAGTCGGTATTGCTCGAGTTCTTCCGGCGACAACTTGATCCGCTTGAACAGCGGGAGCAACGTTTCGAAGTCGCCAACGCGCATCGGTTGCACCGATAGCGCGGTCTGTAGCGACACGCGGTCAAAGATGGTGAATCCCGTCAGTTGCTTCTCTTCCTTGGCTGGTTCTTGGACGCGTTTTGTGACCATCTCTCTCTCCTTATGTAGATATCTTTCTGCCACCATTGTAGCACGGGTCGTCAAGAACACAATCGACTACGATTGCTTGACTAGGCCAAGGTTCTGGAGCGCCGTGATGACGTCATCCACGACGGCCCCGGCCCCGGTTGCCAGGACGGCGCGAACGATTGGCGCGACGCCATAAAATCCAAGTGCGGACTCAGTGCCCGCGCCGCGTATGCGAATACCTTCGCGTGCCGCCGTATCGTATGCGCTCAGCACAAGATCGGCCTTGCGGGTCGCGTGCGTTGCCTCATACCACAACGTCGAAATGAGTGCGGCGGACTGAGCCGCGGTAGTTGATGATTCCAGGTTGAACGCTAGTCCCAAACCAAACCCAGCCGCCGCCGTGCCGCTGGTGTCGTGACCAAGCGTAGCAACGTTCACGATGGCATCTGTGCCAGCGTCGGTGAGAAGTGTGTGGAAACGTGTAGCCGGTCCCGTCGTCCCGATACCGACGTTGCCCCCATCTAAGATAGTAAACACCTCAGTTGCGCCGTCAAAGATATTAACCAAATCACCCGTACCATCACCCTGTACTCGCAGGACGGTATTGGTCTCCGAGGTAGCACTGTCTTGGACAATATCCATGACGGCTGTGGTAGCAGTTCCGGCAGTATTGTTGCGGTAGAAATATCCTGCTCGGTAGTTCGTGCTGGTGCCAAAGACGCCAATATTGTTCGTGCTGATGCCATAGACGCCAACAGAGTTCGTGCTGGTGCCAAAGACGCCAATATTGTTCGTGCTGTTGCCATAGACACCATAAGAGTTCGTGCTGATGCCATAGACGCCAATATTGTTCGTGCTGTTGCCATAGACACCATAAGAGTTCGTGCTGATGCCATAGACGCCAATAGAGTTCGTGCTGTTGCCAAAGACGCCAACAGAGTTCGTGCTGGTGCCAAAGACGCCATAATAGGTTCTGCCCCTTATCTTGTACCTTAATCTCGCATCAGTATTAGTCCAGGTTGAACCATCAGTAGAAGTGGCTCCCAGATTAGTAGAGACATCAGAGTCAAGGACAATATTGCCACCAGTGGGAGCGGCAGAATACTTTAGTACCAACCAATAACTTGCCCCCGAAGTTAAGGTATATTGGGTTCCTACTGATAGCTCCTGATATGAAGTAGTAATAGTGCCCAAACGGACACTATTGCCCGTAGCTAAAGCTGCGCCAGTGGGTTTTGAAGGCGAACCGCCATCATCGGCATAGAGATAGCCGACAACATAAGCAGTGGTATTGGTAATATCGGCCGACTCTTTAATTCTAACTAAGTAGTCACCCATAGTGTGGTTGCCGTCAGCCGTAAACTTAACTGCCACATACTGGGTAGCCATGGTAGAGTCAGTACCCGTGTAGGCAGAACCATCCTGTAGGGTAGAAGCGATTTGGGTAGCCGAGATGGACGGATAGGTAGACTGGTTGACAGTTTGGTTGGTAATGATATTACCGACTACATCTAATTTATAGCCGGTGGTGGGAGAGATGGTGCCGATGCCGACTCTCGCATTTGTCGTATCGACATTGAGAATGGACGTTCCAGCCGCGTTCTGCATTTGCAGCGCCGTCGTACTGTTAGCCACTGGCTTCCATGACGGTCCGATGATGCCATTGGTGAACGTCTGCGCCTGCGCGGACGCGCCAGTCTGTGCACCGGTGGTCAGTAGGAAGCCAGTAGAGGCAACACTGTTGAGGTACTGCGCGTTGAGATTGTTTACTATCGTCGTACTGGCAATCGTCAAAGGCGCCGTGCCCGTGGCGACGTCGCTCTCGAATGTCTGGGCGCGAATTTCATAGCTGCCAGCATCCCAGTCGGCAATCAGCGGTCGCGTACCCGTATCAAGCAACGCCACCTCATTGATGATCCCGCTTCCCGAAGTGGTGTACATGGCTTCGTCATCACTGTCATTCTCGAAGCTGATGGCGAGTTTGATCTGTCCGCTTGCATTATCGTTGTCTGCCCCAACCGGCGCGGCGTCGTTGAACACGCTCCACGACGATGCCAACACAATGATATCTGCCCCAGCCGTGGCGGAGGCGTTCCACGCCAGCGTGTTGCCGCCAACATGCGGACACGAACTCTTCAGGTGGCATTCCTGTATCTCTACGTCTCCGCCCGTGCCCTCATGCTTGACAATGTAAGTCTTAGCTGATCCGCCCGCATTCGGATTGCGCGCGTAGATAAAGCAGTTGTAAAAACGCGCATCTGTGCTTCCGGTAAAGCGAATGGCGTGTACTGCGGCATCCACACTTGTATTGATGACGATGTAGCAGTTGGTAAAATAGCTTGTATCCACTGCCGAATTGGCAATGACTGAAGTTGTAGCAGGATCAGGGGCATAAATCGTCAGATCATCAACGTGTGAACCGCCGCCACAGGTAAGCACGCCGCTGAGTGTGGTCGCTTTCCAGCCATGCCCACGCAATGACACGTAGTCAGGCAATGTGACATTTTCCACGTAGATACCTGTCCATACCTCAATGACATATGGGTTGTCAGCAGCCGCATCTCCAGCTGTGTTGATGGCGGTCACCGCCGCGCCAATGGTTGAGTAGTTACCGTTGCCATCAGCATCGACAACCATGATGTTGGTGGTCCAATGCTGATAGCGCGCATCGCCCGTCTGGCGATTCAACGCATCTGTGTCCGCGGTCGCGTCACCAACTTCCACGAGTCGCAATGAGTTGAAATCAACGGTTCCACTACCGACAACAAATTGAAGTGCTCCGCTTGAGTCGATCAGTATGTCGCCGCCGAGTGTGTTGATACTGAGTCCAGAAAGTGCAACCAGATCAAGGTTGCCAGCAGATGCATATACCGTCACATTGAAAAGGATATCGGGGGGCGATGGCTGGACGGCCTTTATTGAAAACTTAGTGTCGCCGCCCGCGTTGACCCATTTCAGCGCGTTGGGATCACCAGTTCCGCTTGTTATCTTTATACCGTCTGCGTCTAGTGCGACATCACCGCCGCCAGCTTTGATTGATCCATCCGAGTCAAAGTACGCCTGTAATGTGCCAGCATTCAGCCCAAGCAACATGCCTGCCCCTGATGTCGGATCCCACCCAAACACGACACCAGTCGCGGTTCCATAGTCTGACATACTAGTGAACGTTGTCGATCTGTCAATCGACGCGATCCACTCGTTTACATAAAGGTTCTGGACTTCACCATTGAAAGCAGGCGTTGTTGGTTGGCTGTAGGCGCCACCCGTTCCAGCGGCTCCGCCCCCGACATAGTTGCTCAGCTTAGCCGTGTGCCCGCCAAAACTCACGCGGCATGATACTGACTCAGGACCGGTAAGCGTCGTAACAACCTGCCTTACTGCATAGTAGCCCGTGAATCCCAGCGTTGAGAACTCCACTTGCAAACGCTGCCCGGCACGAATGCCCCAGCGCGCGACCTCCAGCGTACCAGTTGCAACGCCATAGGCGTATTCTGTCAGGAGTGCGTTGGCTATCTCAGTGGCCGCGTCCTCGGTTGTAATGGTAGAGTCAGGGACTTCGTAGTCGAACCACAATCCGTATTGTGCCTGGCTTGCGGCGTCTTCGGCTTGCGCCGTTACGTTTTCGTTGTAGACATAAGTAATGGATATGTTATCCACGCCGATGCCTGGCGGAGAAACGTCAGGCCAGCGCACGGTCCCGGCAGAGTAGTTGACCAGCGCGTCATACCCACCGCCGAACGTGTCGTACCAGTCCACGCCGTAACTTTGCAGTACCCCGCCAACGGTGATACGCACCATGGTACGCACGGGCTTGTACGTCAGCGCGAACGTGGTCGTGGCCCCGTCTCCCGAAAACGTTTCCGTCACGGGATCGGACGCCTTGACGCCACCACGCACGGTGATTCTGTTGCGAATGTCTGTCGCGTCAACGCTGTTGTCCGGGTCCTTCAAGGGCGGGAATGAGGTAGACCAATTGGCACTGGCAATCCTGGCAATGGAGAATGGCGCGGTGTCAGATGACGCGGGGCCGAACCACAGATTGGCGCTTGCATCAATGCGCCAGGTCCACGTCGCCGCCGCAAGATTAGTTACCACGGTAGCTAGTGCATCCAGCAACTTGCCGAGCTTTTGACCGTCTGTGACAAACAGATCCAGCGTTTGACCCGAAGTGACATGCGTCGTAACGTCGAACGCCGTCTGGGCCGGTGGCGTGCCGGTTGGGTCTAGCGCCTGATTGAACAGATCGACAATGATGTCTGCAACGTCTTGGTTTACGTAAGTCTTGCGAACAATCGTTGTTCGCGCCAACTTGGTTGTGTAGCTCTCGCAGGTCACAGTCCAAATGCGATACGCGCCGTTGGCCCCGAGCCGCGGCTTGGGCGTAACAACATAGCCACCAAACGCCACATCAGATCCGTCGAGCGTCCAGATGACCTCTTGCCATTCCGTGACTTCCAGCGCGTCAGTGACATCGGTCAACTCGAAAACCAGGGTGTCAATCTGGCTGCCTTCGTTGTCCGTGAAGATAAGACTACCGGTGTTCACCTTCGACCAGACTTCGGTCCCGCCGATGGTCAGTGAGAAGGTGTGGTCTATGTCAATGGCTGGCACATTAGCCCCCAAGCTGGATCTGGTAGATGATGGCGCGCTTCAGGTCGTTGAATTGCTGAGCATCCAGCGGCACGCCGCCGCCCGCTTCGCCCTCAAAGCGCACGATGACCTCGCGTCGCGAATCAACCTCGAACCTTCCGCTGGAGAATTGGCCGCCCGCAACCGCGGCCAAATCGGCCAATTGCGCCGTGGCCCGCGCGACGTCCGGGATGCCCGCCTCGATTCCCTGCGCCATGCCGAGCGGGATGTTCAGCGCCAAGTCTGCCATGAGCCGACTAGGCGACGCGATACCAAGTTCATCACGTACGGCCGCTTCGATGTAGGCGGTCAGAGAATGAATGGCAGTATTGAGCGCCCCGAGATAGGCCAACCCCAACCCGCCATTGGGATCAACGCCCCAGGATATCCCGCGCACGAGATCCTGTCCAATCGCTACGCCGAAACCGTAGGTCGTTTGCCGCGTCTGCGAACTGTAGCCGAATGCGGTTGTCAGCAGGGCAAGCAACGTATCTGTGGTCATGTATACATAATGTGGCATCATGCTGGCAGTGACGGCGGCCCAGTACAGGCCATCCGTGATGCCCGTGCCAATGCCAGCGCCCCAGGTTGCCGTCGTGTCATGATCTGGCAATCCATCCTCAATGCCGATGATTGCCCCGATAATGGCCCCCCCCGCGCCCTCGACATCGGTACCTGCGCCAAACAATCCCGCCGTGAACGTCGCGAAGAGTTGCAGAGTGTAGTCGATCAGGTCTTGCAACTGTGCCATGGATGGTAGACCGTGTTCGTCTAGCGCCACGAACAGATCAAGCGCGCGTTGTAGCACGTCCAGCACGGACATAACTGCGGCGCTGAAGTCCGTCGCGATGGGAATCCAGGTGGCATCACGTTCCGCGACCACGTACTCATCAAACGCCGTTAGCGTTCCGCTCATGCGTTCGATCACATCTGCCATGCGCCGCTTGAATACTTCCAGGTCACTAGATGTTCCGTCAGTCAGTTGACCGAACACTGATAGCGCTTGTCCGATCGCTCCCACAACAACACCCACGGCGGTTGCGAACGCGGACGTCGCTTCAAGTCCGTCCTGTACGCCGGGTCCAAGCGCGTATTCCTCCACTAGACCATAGGTGTAGGTCACTGACCCCAAGAACGATTCGATTCTACTGTTCAGCAGGCCGATGTAGCCCTGTAGGCCCTTGAACAGATCAAGCCCAGCCGTCAGGCCGCCGAACACGGCAGACATGGCGTTGCCAAATGCCGTAACGGGACCAAAGGCGGTTTGTGCCTCTTCGACAGTCATTGGGTAGGTGGCAACCACCCACTGATTCAGGCGGTAGAACACGCCTTCGGTGAACGTCTCGAACCGTGCCCACGTGTCACCATCTGGTTCGGTGAACGAAAAGTCAGCAGCCATTGAGAGTGCCGCTTGTAGGCCGCCGAACACAGAACTGAGAGCATTGCCCCAGGCGCTCACGGGACCAAATGTCTCTGCGTCCTCCGCGCTAGATGGGTAATAGCTAAAGATTAGAGCATAGAGCGTGCTAAACACCTCAAACGTCCAGGTGATAAATGAATACCAGACCCCTTCATCGACATCCCACGTATCCGGTAGCACACCTGCCAGCGCGACTGCTGCCTGCAAACCACCGAATATGGAACCAAGTGCCCCACCCCACGCACTCACCAGCGCCAGCCCTTCCGTCGTGTATACGGGCGTTGTGCTGTACTGCGTCATGTGCCCGGTTTGCAGCCAGGCATAGGCCATGTCAAAGACGTCTGTCACCCAGCCGAAGAAGTCTACCCACACGGTATCATCCACCGACCAACTTGCGGGAAGATTTCCGGCCAGCGTCAACGCGCTGTTTAGGCCGTTGAAGATCGACCCAACGGCAGACCCCCAAGCCGTGACAAGCGCCAACCCCTCATCGGTGTAGACGCCCGTCTGGCTAAATGGCGTGGTGTGAACTACGCCAAGCCACTGGTATACCAGGTCAAAGACCTCCATGACCCACACGTAGAAGTTATTCCAGACGCTCCAATTTGGTGTCTGCCAATCTTCGGCCAGGGTGAAGTTGGCCGCGGCTTGCAGTCCCGCCACCAGCGAGGACAACGCGCTGCCGAACGAACTTACCAGCTCGATACCTTCGCCGCCCAGCATGGTATCCGACAGTGGCGTGCCGTCATCCACCGGCATGCCCGCGTTCAGCCAGTCGTAGAATGTCGCAAACGTCTCCTCAACCCAATCTACGAACGGATCCCACACCGCGGAACTTGGAGCGGCCCATTCTGCTGGCATGGTTGCAATCAAGCTCACGCCTGCGGAAAGCCCGCCCATCAGCGCGCTTACGGCAGTACCAAACGCCGACACCAGGTCGCTTGTGCCCGTGTCCCACATCTGGATGCCTTCCGCAAGCCTGTCCATGATGCGCTTGAGCACCTGAACCAGCGTGTCTATCTTGTCCTCGGACACATTCAGGCCAGTGGCTGTATCAATGTCTGCCAACAACGCGATGCCGGTTTGCAACCCACCCGCGATACTGCCGAGCGCCGTCGCGAACTTGACCATGTCCTCATCGTAGAAGAGCATGGTATCGCGCCGTAGACGGCTCATCTTGTCCATGATGGCCGTCCAGGTCACGCGAAACGAATCAAACTTGTCAACCAGGTCGTCGGCCTGTTCCCATGCGGCAAGATCTGTCAGGAAGCTAAGCCCCAAAGTAAAGGCCCCGGCAACCGCGGATAGCACGTTGGCGAACTCGGTCACTTCGGCGGGCAGCTCCTTGAATTGCTTCCACTGCATGACTTCTTCCAGGCGTACCAGCATCAGGCCCAGCGTCGAGCCCAGTGACGCGATGAAGTCCTGTAGTGCGCTGGTGCGACCCATGCCGTGCAACGAACCACCGCGCACGAATTCGTCTAGTTGGTCCCAGAAGGCCAGCACGTTTGAGAATGGTTCCAGGATCGCACCCAACAGATCCGCGAACTCAGTCACGGTAACGGGGAGTTCCTTGAACTGTTTCCATTGCATCAGCTCTTCAATGCGAACCAGCATGAGTCCGAGCGTCGATCCCAACGCGGCGATAAAGTCGTCTATCAGTCCCGCACGCCCAATGCCATGCAACGAGCCGCCCTGAATGAAGGAATCGAGTTGGTCCCAGAAGGCCAAGGCTTCTTGGAATGGACCAACCACGCCGCCCAGCAAGTCGGCAAACTCTTGCACGTTTACCGGCAGTTCATCGAACTGTGTCCACATGGTCAGGCGCCAGATGCTTGTCAGCATGAGCCCCATGGTTGACCCGAGCGATGCGATCATCTTGTTCAGCGCATCTGTTTTACCGACGCCGTGTAGAGACCCGCCCTGAATGAAGGAGTCAAGCGCGTCCCAGAAGTCAAGCATGTCAGAGAATGGACCAAGCACAGCGCTGAGCGTGTCGGCGAACTCCAGCGTGATCGCGGGCAACTCTTCGAACTGCGGCCACTGCATCACGATCAGCAAGCTGTCAAGCATGAGGCCCAGCGTGGACCCAAGCGCAGCGACGAATTCGGCAAGGATTGGTGTCCTGCCGACGCCATGTAGGGATCCCGCGCGAATGAATTCGTCTAGCGCGGACCAGAAGTCCACCATGTCACTGAACGGTTCCACAACAGAACCGACAATCTCCACGAAGTCCACGAAGTCAGGCGGGAGCTGCTGGATTTCATCGGTGTAGATGACGCGGTGTAGTTCCTCCGCCATGACGAACAGCAGATCAGCCAGACCCGCGATGATGGTGCGAAGATCCTCGCGATACTTTTCATCGAACACCAGCGCGGGCCGATAGCTGACGATTGACTGCAAGTCGCCCGCGAACTGCATTGCGGCAGCCATCGGGTTCAGCGCCGACACCAGCGCCGAGTTGAAGATTTCGAACGCGGGACCGATCTTGGCAATGTCTCCCGTCTTGATGCGCGTAAGTTGCGATGCGACCAACTGCAGGAAGTCCGCCATGCTTGGAATCAGCGCGCCCACAGCCTCCAGGTTGATTTCCGCCTTCGATAGATCGACGGACAACTCCGTCATGCCGGACACGGCCTCGATCATGCTCTTAATCGTCGACATGGCCTTGCTTATGTTGTCAGCGGCATCCCCAGTCAACCCGCTGGAGCCGGTAAATGCCTTAAACTGCGACGCCAACTGGCGCATGATGTCCATGACGGGCGCAAACAGTTCCGCGAAGTTGTCGGCAATGGGCGTTTCGGCTAGACGCACGGCAAGATCAATGGCCGCGACCGCCGCGTCTATGATGGCCTTAGCCGCGTCAGCGGATGCCTTCGCGGCTTCGGGTTCCATGTTTTCAATGCCGATGATCATACCAGCGATCGTATCTTCGCCTAGCCACATGAAGCGCACGGATGGTGAATGTGAGAGGAGCCAATCTCTCGCCGCGTTGTAAGCATCAACAACGGCCTGTACTACGGCATTTATAAGGGATTGTACTGATCCTACTACGCCGTCGACCATACCCTTAATGAGGTCTCTGCCAAAGTCAACGATCATTTCCCAATTGTCAGTTATCCATGTCCCAATCGACTCGATTGTGCCCGTGATGTTATTTTTTACCTCAAGCACATCGGCGGCCACGTTTGTGATTATTTCATCCCATACTTCGCTTAGGTTTGTTATTATGTTATCCCATGCGGTACTCGCGTCTTCCTTGACATTCTCCCATGTGTCTCCGATCACAGTTTTTACGTCTTCCCACTTGACCTTCTCGCCTCCAGTCAGGTCAGCCCAAATGCCTGAGATGGTATCGAAAATCGCCCCCCAAATCTCATCTACAATGCCCAGAATCGCGCCAAAGATTTCCCCCATATCCTTGCGCATCTTTTCAGCAGACTTCGTTCCTGATTCAACTGCCCCCTTCCAGTCCCCATTGAACACCTTGACGACGATGTCAACCGCCCCAGTAATGGTATCAGTGATTAGGTTGAAGAACCCAGATATGCCATCCGCCAAGTGACCGACCAGACCAAGAGCATGATCAATGACTGAGCCCAGCACCTCACCGAGGGCCAACGCGATAGCGGCTGCCAGCCCTGCCAAGAGAACAAGCAGAGGCTGAAGCGATTTTCCCAACTCCACGAGCTTTGGTTTCAGCTTGTTCCAATCGTCGCCAAGTCCGCTAACGGCGTCGCCCACATGCTCGAACATTCCCGCAAACATGTCTAGCACTGGCTGCAAAGTGCGCATTCCGTTCTGAACATCAAGCACAAATGACCCAAAGCCCGTTAGCTGCGTGGATGTCCCAGTATCCTGGTACATCAGTGAGTCCCACAGCGGCTTGATGGCCGTCTTGATGCTTGCTGCCCATATCGGAGCATTGTTTTGAACGTAGAGGGCAACGTTTCCAACCCAAGCGCCTATCTTTTCGCCTGCCCCCGTGACCATTCCATCGCCGTTTGTGTCCCACCAGTCGACGAGTCCGCGCCACCACTTACCAATCTCTGTACTCAAAGTGGTTATCCACGTGGACACGTTTGTTCCTATGCCGGTCGCAATATTGCCAATCCATGTACCGATCTTGCCAATGCCATCAGTGACAAGTGCCCCGCCGCCACCTTCCCACCAATCAACCAACCCGCGCCACCATTTGCCAATCTCGGTTCCCAGATTCGTTATCCATATTGACAGGTTGGTTCCTATACCGGTGACAACGCCACTGATCCACGTGCCGACTTTACCAATACCATCCGTGATGAGTTGTGCACCTCCAGTGTCCCACCACGTAACCAATCCGCGCCACCACTTGCTGATTTCGGTTCCGAGGTTGATTATCCACGTGGCAACATTCTGCCCGATTCCGGTGATGACACCGCCAACCCAAGACGCGACCTTGCCAATGCCATCGGTAGTGAGTTGTGCGCCACCGCCATTCCACCAGTCAACGAGATACCTCCACCACTTACCGATCTCGGTCCCGAGCTTGGTTATCCATCCACCCACAGCCTGCCCAATGCCCCTGATAACGTCAGTAGCCCACTTGCCAATCTCCTTGAGCGTGTCAGTAACCAGGGTCTTCCCGCCCGTGTTCCACCAGTCCACGAACACGCGATATAGCCTACCGACCTTTTCAAATAGCCACTTGCGCGCCAGAACGAAGCCGGCAATCTCAATCGTGAACCAGCCCGCGACAAACCGGCCGATGGCCGCGAACACATCTTTCGTGAGTTGCGCGCCGCCCGTGTCCCACCAGGTAGCAAACGTATACCACAGTTTTCTGACCCAGGTACTCAGGTTGGTTATCCATATCTCTACCTGTCCAGGCAGCGCATCGATTACCGAATTGATCCACTTATCTATCTTGGTCAGAGCATCGGTTACAAGTTTTGCACCGCCCGTATCCCACCAGTCAACCCACCCGCGCCACCATTTACCAACAGCAATGCCAAGGTCGGTTGCCCAAGTCGAAACGGACTTTCCAATACCAACGACAACGTCACTAACCCACTTACCTATGCTGGTCAGCGCGTCTATGGTCAACTGTTTACCGCCCGTATCCCACCAATCAACGAGTCCGCGCCAGAGTTCCCCCGCCTTAGTCCCGATGTTCTTGATCCAAACGGGAACATTGTCAACCAGGTACTTCCAGGCCGCGTCCCACCACTCCTTGATCTTTTCCCAGACCGCGGGCAATCCGCCAAAGTCAAAGGCTTCCTTTAGCTTCTTGATTTTGTCAATGATGAAGCCGATGACCTCTTGCGTCTTGTCCTTGATGCCGCCGAGGTTGCTGTTCCATGCCGCGCCCAGCGCGGCCGCGGCCGCAATGATGGCAGTAATCGGGTTCAACAAGGCCGTGAGCTTCATGATCGTTCCAGCAACCGCAAAGCCCAACAACACAATCCCGATGCCCTTCAGCGCGCCGATGAACGCGTCGGCGTGTTCCGAAACGAACTGGAATGCCGCCGTGAGTGGGGGCAGGATGCGTTCTTGGAGGTTCTGGAAGATTGCTGCAACCTCTTCGGTCGACGGGATCATGTCCGTGATGATGCCCATTAGGTCCGTCGCCTTCTTTATCAGCGGCGTCATGAACATCTGAATCAACGGCGTACCGACACGAATCATGAACGCTTCGATGTTGCCCTTGAGTTGCTCCATTGCGGCGTTGAAGCCTTGCGTGCGCGCGGCCGCGGTCTCAGACGCTGTCGCGCCGTTGGCTATCGCATCAGCCATGGCATTCCAACCATCAGCGCCTTCGTCCAGTAGGGTGTTCATGGCCTTCATGCCGTATGTGCCGGACAGAAGCTGTACCGAAGCATTGCGTTGTTCCTCCGTCATGATGGTTGTGCTTTCAACGGAGGTGTTTGTTGCATCACTATACGCGGCTATGGCTGCCTTGGCATCATCGTAGGCGGTCTGGGCCTTGTACAGTTCGTAGGTGTTGCCGCCGAGCGTGCGCCCAAATCCTTCCATTGTGCCATTGGCGGCCGCGTATTCAGCCTCAAGGGCGCGCATTTGGTCAGCATTCATTCCCGTGTGGGCTTCAGCGACGACAAGTGCGCGCTCAAGTGACGTCATTTGTTCAGCCGCCTTTTCAGCGGCAGCGGCCATGTCCTTAGTGGCGGCACTATGCGTCACGGTTCTGGTAGAACCCAGTTCGAGAGCACTAGACAACTGTCCCATGATGTCGGGCAGCGATCGCATTGTGCCCTCTGCCGTGTAGAGAGACACACCAAGATTGTTGAGTTCATCTACGACATCGTCTGTCGGACGCATGAGGTTGGTCATCATGGACTTGAGAGCTGTACCAGCCTCAGCGCCAGCAATACCACGAGATGACAGAAGGGCCAATGCCGTGTTCGTCTCTTCCAAAGACCAACCAAACGTCGCGGCGGTGGGACCGATATTCTGCATTGCCAGTGTCAGATCACTCACGGACGCCAGGGATGCATCCGCAGATGCCACGAATGAATCAGAAATGCGCGTCGCATCATCTGCGCTGAGGCCAAACGTCGCCATGGCAACAGCGACCGTTTCTGATGCCGTCGCAAGATCCAACTCTGACCCGGCTGCCAAGTCGATTGCTGCGCGCATGGCCCCTGTAAGTGATGTTCCTTTGGTCAGGTAGGAATTCAAATCACCGAACATGTCATTGGTGGTCATGCCGGCCTTGTAGAAGTTGGTCATGGCGTCCGCGGCTTCAGATGCGGAGATGCCCACAAGTTCGGTATCGGCGCCAATCTGCAGCGCCGCTTCTGATAGATCCTCCATAGACGTGCCCGAGTTGCGCGCGGCGACGCCCATGATGTTGACTTGCGTCTCGAAGTCCGCTGCAACCGTGGACGCCTTGAGGCCAAACGCGCCGAGCGCGGCAATACCCGCCGCGCCGGCCCCCATTAGCGCTGTACTCATGTTCTTGGAGAATGATGCTATCTGGTTGTCAACACCAGTGACGGTGTTGTTGAAGTTCGTCGCGTCGCCGATGAACTCGAAGACAGCGGAACCTAGGTTAATGGGCATTGGTCACCGCGCGTTTCCAGCCCGTGATGAGTTTGCAGCGACGCCGCCAACACTTGATAACGACGTCGCTTTCGTTCACCGGGGCCATGACCATTCTCTCCCTAGCCATGAACTGGAGCGCGTTGCAACTGGGACACCGCACCTGGTGTGCGTCCCCGTCATTTCTTGGTTGCTTCTGCACGTTTGCGCTCCATTTCGTCCGCTTCCGCCTTGATCCTGGCGTATTCCGCCTTCAAAGATCCCGGCTTGGCTGCGATGATGTTGGGCATGTCCCCAACGTGAACCTCTTTGCCACTGCTGAGCGCCGATTGTCCCGCCTGAAGTTGCAGCCGCTTGACAAGCGCCCGGTGGTGCTCGCCTTTCTTGCCAGGATTCGCGGCAATGGTGGCAATCGTCAGCGCGCGTAGATCCTCTTCGGCCTCCAACTGAGCAACCTTACGCAAGCCAACCACGAACCGCCGCCACGGAATTTTCAGCGCGGACTCGAACGTATAGCCGGGATAGTAGTGAATGAATCGCCCGACCATGCGGGCGATGTCTATTCCCCCGCTTCGGTGCTACCGTCCCCCGCGTTGGCTGGCGTTTCAGTTTCGGGCACTTGCGCGCGCCATTCCTCGGACACGTAGTCCGCGAGCTTGTTTAGGATTGGCAGCTTGAGTTGCAGCAACTCGTCGCGCATCTCAGACAGACCAGGCACGCACAGGAAGGTCAAGGTCAGGCCCTCTTCGAACTGGGCCGCGCGGTCTCCGGACTCCAGCGCCTTCGTCCGTTTCTGCTGCGTCTTCAAATACTTGATCCACATTTCGCCAGTGACACCAGCTACCTCGTACTTCTTGCCTTTGTAGATCACGATCTGTTGGGTGTCATCGTCGATCAATTCGTCTAGATTCAGGATTTTGGGCTCTGCCATGTCGAGTGGTCTCCTTGCATGGTCTAGATTATGGAGTGATTGTGCGTTTGCACTGTCGGGCAGCGTCAGGCACGTCGCAAAGCCTAGATTTCGATTTCGATCCACATGGGCATCGTCTTGGGAGCCCCGCCGGTGACAAGTGACTCGAACGTGACTTCCAGGGTAGAGTTCTCACCCTTCTGCACCGTGCTTGCCAGCGGACTGGTTACACGCGCCTTGGGGATGGTCACCCGCATGTCCTTGCCGTTGTTCTTCGTGAAGCCCAGGATGATCACATTGGTCAGTTCTGTGATCGTCCCCAGAGTGCCCGAGCCGAGCTTCTGTGAATCAGCCGTCGAACTTGCCCCCATCGAGAACAGCGTCGAAAGAACCGAGTAGGTCCATTCAGTCATGGTTACCGTGATCTTGCCA